ACACAAACGATTCATGTCGCCTCGGAGCAGCGCCGTATCAAGTAAGCCGCTGGCTCCTGTCCCTGTCCCCGAGAGATCGGAAAACAATGATCGAATCCATATTGTTAGCAGCAGTTCTCATGACTAGCCAGAAACCTTTAATGCCAGCACATCCCATGCCAGTCGCGGCGATAAGCGACCCTAATCAAACAGGATTCCAACGGAGCGCTTATACAGGAAAATATTTCCGGGAATCAATGGAACCGTATCGAAAGTGTGTGGCCTATCACGAGGCTCGATATCAATATTGGACTACAGGCGGGAATGGGAGATATCACTCCACTTACCAAATGACGGGCGCTTTGGTTGAAGGGGCCGCTTGGATGATTACCCCTGAATTGAAAAAGATCTACGGGCGAGATACAGCCCTTAAAATACGAGACACTCTCATGAGTACCCCGGGCAAGAAATGGTCCCGCTATTACATGGATATGGCCTTCTGGACGGTATTGAACTGGGAGGGAAATGCATCAGGCTTGCATCATTGGGATGCTCAGCGGCACAGATGCCACACAAACATGACTCACTGGGAGCCATAATGACGGATCAAAACAAAATAGGTGATTGCAGTCAATGTGGACATATCGAGTGGCAATATCGCATTGACCGGGGTGAATGCCGAATTTGTTTACTTTTCAGCAACGAAAAAGAGCGTACCATTTGAGTGTGAGCAAACCACCGAAAAAAGCCGACCAACCTGATAGCGCCTCGTCTCAGGAAGCCAAAATATTGTGGGCTCTCGATGGTTTAATTGATGCTGAAGGACCAGTGATGGTCACGTCGTGGATCGCCATAATCGAATACATTGATCACAATGGTGAATCCTGTTTGGCCCCCTTGTCATCGGAAATGCCTCCTTGGCGAATGGCCGGTATCTTGGAAACAGGCCGCGAAATGTTGTTCGCCGATTATGTTTACACCGAGGAGTACGACGAATATGATGAGTGACACTAGCAATATGTCATTGAAATTATGTTCTAAGTAAGTCACACTCTGTTAATGATCAAAGCGGAGTTTCAGTGAAATGGTTGCAGCAAGCATCCTGTAGTGGTGAAGACCCTGTTTTGTTTGATCACTACGTTTTCCCTGAAGCAAGGGAAGCGTTACGAATATGCGGTAATTGTCTTTTTGTTCAAGAGTGTTTAATGTGGGTTCGCCCAAATAAATCTTTTTATGATGGTGTTGCTGCAGGGATTGTTTGGCGTAACGGATATCGTGTGAGACCTGACAACACGACACGAGAAGATCGATTGATACGCATCAGAAACGAAAAGGGAGGGAATGTTGATGGCGAGCCAATATCCTAATTTTAAAGGTAATGAGCCATGTCGATCTTCGGATCCTGATTCTTTCTTTTCGGATGGACATTTCCCTAGTTTGAATGAGCAGTTGAAACGTATTTGTTCCTCTTGTGAAATGTTGGAGCCGTGCCGGGATTATGCGATTCGGTTTGAGGATATAGGATTTTGGGGTGGATTGGCTCCGGGTGAACGGCGTCGTATTCGTCGTGAGCAAGGAATACAAATAGGCAGTGAGTTGCGGCAGAGCGCCGCTTAAATGAAAGGAAAGACCCAATGAGTACAACAGTTACATTGACAGGAACGCTCGGGCAAGATCCAGAGTTGCGTTTTACGCAGGCTGGCAAGGCTGTCGTTTCTTTAAGCATGGTGACGTCTAAGTCTGTTAAGGGCGAGGATGGTAAGTGGCAGGATACTGAGACGACGTGGTGGAGAGTTACGGCGTGGGATCAGTTGGCTGAGAATTGTGCTGAGACTTTGCAGAAGGGTGATCCGGTGATTGTTGTCGGTCGTACTTTCATGGAGACGTTTGAGGATAAGTCTGGTGTTGAGCGTCAGTCTTTGAAAGTGTCGGCGTTTAATGTTGGGCTTGATTTGAAGCGTAGGTCTGCGAGTGTGTTGCGGGATAAGCAACCTGTTTCTGTGAAGGCTCCGGTGGGTGATGATCCGTGGGCTGTTCCTGTTCAGGATGACATTCCTCCTTTTTAGTTTGTTTGGGTGTACCCCCCTGCAAGTCACTAACGGGGGGTATGCTAAACTAGGGTTGTAAGGACGGGAGATGCCCGTTCAGGGAGGGAGCCCCAAATGAACAACACAGCCACCATCACCAAAACATCACCCCAATATTTCGAAGCGCTTTACGCGCAAGCCGACGCAGCAGGCAGGCTAGCCGCTGAAGACGCAGTACCAACACCAATAGTTCTCGGCTCAGAGACGGCCCCATTCAACGGAGTCATCGACTACTCAAAGCCCACCTACTACGTTTCTGAAGGTCTATGCGGATTCGCGTGGGTCAACTTCAAGGGCAACACCGCCTTCGGACGTTGGGCCAAAAAAGCCGGTAAAGCAGACAAGGCTTACGGTGGCGGACTGCAAGTTTGGGTCAGCGGCTTCGGACAGTCGGTAACAAGGAAGTCGGCCTACGCCCAAGCGTTCGCCGCAGTCCTCACCGAAGCGGGAATCACCGCCTACGCAGGATCCCGGTTGGACTAACAAAAACTCCGGTGCTGGAGCGTGAAGGGAAGCCGCTGCAGCACCGGGCTCAACGGCCCGGGGGTTAAGCGACCGTGATCACCCCCCTGATCACATCGACTCGCTACCCCCGGGCTCCCCACAAAGGAGGCCAAACATGAACTACATTTATAAGTGTTCCTTATGTATCGAATGTGAAGACGCACCATGTTTCGAGGAAAGTCCTTACTGCGAAAACTGCGCGAAGGAGTCGCTGTGAAATTAACTCGCAGAGGAAAAATAGTTGGCCTGACATTTATTTATTTAGTGGCCGGTGCTATCGGTTTGCTGACCGCAAATTGGTGCTGGTATGGGTATTGTGGCCCATGACTTTAAGGAGAAAAATGTCGCAAAAGAAAGACCTCACGCAATGCCCTCATTGCGGATCAACCGGATCAAAATCAACAAAATACCTTTACCGATGTGACGCACTGCAAGAGTGCGGACGTTACTACTGATGGGAGAAAAACAAAATGGAAATTGAATGCGGAGATTGTGAAGGAACGGGTGAAGGCGAAAATGCTCCCTGTGAATTTTGTGCAGGCATCGGCTTCATCGAAGTGGATCCTGCGTTGCTCGGTCCAGATACAGGTAAAGAAGCCGACGGCAGTGCATGATGGATCATGACTCTTTGTGCTTGCCCGGTGTTTCACCTGTAACGCCCGATAAATGTATTTACTGCGGTATTGCTCGGGCAGCGCGGTTGGAGGAACGCAACGACATGGCAAACGTGTCTAACGCCGATTTAGTAATTCAGGCTTATGCGCGTGGTCGCGAGGATGCTGCAGTGGCAGTGCGTGAGTTCCCTGTTCACTCGATTCCTTTTCTGCCATCGGACACACCGTTGAGCATGGCTGTTCGTATTAAAGAAATAGTTTCAATTGCCGCTATCGGTTCCCCTGCCAAGGCTGACAATGGTTAGCGAGTTAATCAAAAAAATCTTTGACACGTCAGAGTCGGATCGTTCATTACAGCGCAGTATTGGACCCAGTGAAATTGGGGGCTGCAGGCGTCGAGTGTGGCATCGTTTACAAAATGATCCCGCCATCAATGAGACGTTAGGCATGGCGGCTTTCATGGGTACAGCGATTCACGAAAAGATTGAGAGACGTTTACGGGATCTTGATGATGAGCGTTATCTGGTTGAGGTCGAAGTTGAGTTTGATGGTTTGTTGGGTCATGTCGATGTTTATGATCAAGTGGCCCGTGAGGTGATTGACTGGAAAACGATTACTTTGAAAAAGGTGCGTTTCTTTCCGGCTGATCAACAATGGTTGCAAGTTCAGATTTATGGTTTGTTGTTGACGGAGAATGGTTACCCGGTTGATCGTGTTTCGCTTGTGGGTATTCCTCGTGATGGTAGTGAGCGTGATGTTGTGGTGCGTTCGCAGGTGTTTCGACGTGATGTTGCTGAGGAGGGTTTGCGCTGGTTGGAGTCGGTGCGCGGGGAGTTGTTTGCTCCTGAGCCTGAGAAGCCTGTTTCGTTTTGTCGGAGTTATTGCCAGTTTTGGTCGGAGTCGGGTGTTGGGGGGTGCCCCGGTAAGTCCTAAACCGGGGTGTGCTACACTGGGGTTGTAAGCAAGGGAGAGGAACCTCATGTCAAACGAAAAGACCACCAAAAGCCAAGTCCGAAGCAACTTCAAATACGTTCGCGAATTGATGCGTCAAGCGGAAGTCGCCATGAAAAATGACGACATCGAAGAACTGTCAATCATCGCCCATGAACTTATCGGAAGCGCCAACGTTGCGTTCGCCTACATGGAAGAACGAGGAGGTGCGGTATGAGATCACCAGCCGGATTTATTAAGGCCACGACCCGTGGCTCCGCCTACCGATCCGTAACGGGCACTCACTGGATCAAGAAGTTGGGGTCTAAATGGCACCTCATCGAAATGCGTGATTCCGGTGAAGGAAGAAAGCCTGTGACGGTTGCCGTATTCAAAACCCTCACAGAAGCATCACTGTCTTATCTGGAAACAAATCACCCGGAGCGATTCAATTATTTTTACGGAAGGAAGTAACCGCATGAGTCAGCCATATACAAAAACGGAGATCAGAAATTTCATCAAAGACACTCGCCGCATGTTGCGTTACATGGAAGCCGATCTTCGTGAAGAGAATTGGCATGGAGTGTATGACTGCTTCTCTGCGATGGGCTCGGAAGATTTTGTAAATCGTTATGAAAGATGGGAGGAGGGCCAATGATTCTTTACCACTTCACAAGCCTCATTCACCTGCCAGTAATTGAGAAGGCTGAAATGCTACGACTAACCGAATCGAACATTCACATAACAATCCCAAACTTTGGCCCGGATGTTGTTTGGTTCACTACCGAACCGACCGCCTCGCTAGGTCACGGGCTCCAAGGTGTCGTTGACAAGACAGCCATCAGATTCACGGTGGATGTCCCGGATCATTGGGTCAAGCCGTGGTTACCGTGGGCTGAGGCTCAAGGCATGGATCCAGAATGGATGGGTTACCTTGTTGAAGCGGGTGGCGGAATGGAGGCCGCTGAAACGTGGATGGTGACATTTCGCCCGGTAAGGAAAGATCGTTGGGTTTCAATCGATATGGGAAACAGGTGATGTTATGACAACAGTAAGAGCATTCACAATACCGTTCACCCGCCAACCTGCAGCGGAATGGGAAACACCATTCTGTAAATATCAGGTTGTCGCTTTCGAAAACAGTGTCACTTTAGGGATTTGCCCGTCTGAGACAGGTGTGTGGCATAACGTCCCTGTCGATAATCCAGAGCGGTTTGGCGAGTTCAAGACAACAAAACAATTTCAATCATGGGCTGAAGCCTTTTTTGAGGGTGGAAAGGAGTGATGGGATGGAATGGGGCACAAGATTATGTTCGCTTAACGAATTGTGTTGAGTGTGACACGGAAGCACAACTTACCGACAGTCTTTGCCACGGTTGCCGAGTCGCTATGGGTTATGAAAATGAGGAGGAATGATGAAATTAGGGTTTGATTTATCGACTCCGCAGGGAGCGCTGGAGTTTGCGAATTATGTCCACAAGGATCAGGTGGACAAAATCGGTGTTCCTTACATTTATCACGTTTCTCGTGTTGGAACCTCTTTGTGGAGGTTTGGTGATGAGTTTGTGATTGCTGGTTTTCTGCATGACGTTGTCGAGGACACGGATTACTCGTTGGAGGATCTTTCTGCGATGGGTGCCAGTGATGATGTTGTTTGTGCGGTGGAGTCTGTCACGAAAACGACGTCTGGAGCCTCTCTCGCAGAGTATGAGGCGAGTGTTCGTAGGGCGATGGATGATCTGATCGGCAGGTTTGTTAAGGCTGCTGATGTGTCTGATAATGGCTCGCGTGTTGATGATATTCCGTGGGGTTTCTTGCGGTCGAAGATGGCTAAAAAGTATGCGATGGCTGAGCGGGTGATTGCTGAGTACATTCCGGGTTATCGGCTTGGTTGTGTGTTGGGCCCGCTGCAAGATGCCTAACCCCGGTATGCTATACTAGGGTTGTAAGGGAGAGGAGACCCAACATGAACTGTAAATCATGCGCCAAAAGTATCGAGGCAATCGAAGCATTCCCCGGCCAAATCTGTGTCGAATGCTACGCCGCTAGTCCAGCCGGACAAGCCCCCATCACTGCCCAACAACTAACCGCCTTATGGGGCGGACCCGTCACCAAAACCATCAATTGGGAGGACTAATGAAAACCACATTTCTCAAAGAAAGCCGAAACCTCAACGTTCAATTTACTCTTAACGGTGACTACATCGGGGACAGTGAAGCAATTCCTACACTAAACCTCAGTTTTGTGTTTAGCAAAACCTACAAAGCCTACATAGCCACAGCGTCCTACGTTGAACTGGAGCCAGCAGGCGGATACTCCATGCAAAAGTGGCAATCCGACTGGCCGATGCTCCGCTTCGGGTTCACCCCCACAGCGCGATACAGCGAAAAAGGATTGACCGAGTTCGCTAACAAACTGTTAGCAGAAATCGAAAACACAGGATTTTCAAGCCCGACGCTTCAAAATCTGTACAACAGGAAAATCAATCAGGAGGTGGCAGCATGAGCGAATATTCAAGAGTCACGGCGGAGGATCTTCTTTCCTACCTTAATCACGTCCATCCGGCTGGAGTTACAGGTGAATGCTCCTGCTCTATTTGTAAGGCTTACACAATCATCTTGGTTGCAGTAGGCAAGATTGAAAATGATCGCGCAGAAAGGCGAAAGGAAGTCGCCAAGGACATTCAGGAGGTATCAGCATGAAAACCAAACAATATCCGCTAGTCGACAGAATAATTGCCTTTGAAGAAGGAGGCTTGACTGAAGTCGAAATCATCGCCCTGTTCCAACATCTCGTAGACACCGGCCTAGCATGGTCACTACAAGGATCCTACGGTCGAATGGCACAACTACTTCTGGAGGAAGAACTCATTACTGCGCCAAACGCATAACAAGACCTCACACCCCGGTACACTCGTGGAATGGAGAATCACGAGACCGGGGTTCTTGCTGACATGAGCCCGCTGCAACAATGGGCGACTCAGTTGCATGAAATATATATTTCTATGCTGCAAGCAGGATTTGCCAGTGCGGAGGCTCTGACACTTATCGCTGGGATCACCCGGCAAGTTGACGACGACGAGTAATGGGAGACATATGGCCCGCGTAGATATGCAAGAACTTGGCACCACTGGACTAAAACGAACCAGTGGGTTTGTTTACGATGAATTCCTTACACGGCTCCAAGGCATCCAAGGCATCAAAACATATCGGGAGATGTCCGACAACGATCCTGTTATTGGGGCGATTCTTTACGCCATCGAGAAAGTGATCACACGTCTGGAATGGCGAGTCGACCCCTACACGGATAAAACTTCAGATGGCGACAGTGAAACACTCGACATCGAAAACGCACAATTTATTGAATCATGCCTAAACGATATGAGTGACACATGGGATTCGACACTCTCACAAATCCTGTCCATGTGCATTTACGGTTTCTCGTTCCATGAAATTGTTTACAAGCAAAGAGTTTCACCTGATAATAAGGATGCTTCGAAGAGATCCAAGTTCACTGATGGTAAAATTGGTTGGCGTAAATGGTCCATCCGTGGACAGGAAACACTTTACCTTTGGACCTTTGATGACAAAGGTGGCATCCAAGGGATGCAACAAGTTGACCCCTACACAGGTCATGGCCGCATCGATATCCCTATCGAGAAGGCTTTATTGTTCCGCACCACTGCCGCGAAAAACAACCCAGAGGGGCGTAGCCTGTTAAGGAACGCCTACAGGCCGTGGTGGTTCAAACGTCGTATCGAAGAAATTGAGGCAATCGGTATTGAGCGGGATCTTGCCGGATTACCCATCGCCTATGTGCCACCGGAATATTTATCAAGCACAGCAAGCAATGACCAACAGGTCGTGTTGGCTGCCATCAAACAAATCGTCACTTCGATTAAACGCAACGAAAACGAAGGTATCGTTTTCCCACAAGTCTTTGATGATTCAGGGAAACCACTGTTCGACTTGAAACTTATGAGTAGCGGTGGATCACGCCAATTCGATACCGATAAAGTGATCACGCGCCTAGATCAACGTATCGCCATGTCAGTGCTATCCGACTTTATTCTCCTTGGAAATGACCGCGTAGGATCTTTCTCTCTCGGTGCAACCAAAATGGATCTGTGGTCAATGTCAGTTGATTCGATAGCAAAAACTATTGCCGACACAGTCAACCAATACGCTATTCCACGTTTGATGCGTTTGAATGGCATGACTGTAGATCGGGCACCTACGCTGCAGTACAGCGAAGTGGCACACATTGATCTTGGCGAAATCGCTGACTTTGTTTCGAAGATGACAACCGCTGGAGTGTTGGCACCGGATCCTGCTTTGGAAGATCACTTGCGTGAACTAGCCGGATTACCTCCAGCGAATCACAACATTGAAGACACGGGCACAGATGTTATGTCTGCTGAGGATGCGAAAACTTTACTGGGACTACCACCACAGCAACGCCTTGTTGCTGAAAGAACAGGTATTGTTCCTGATGGTCCTGCAGCCGCTTCGGAGGAAACACCATTTGGTGGCGACGCTCCCGAGCAATCTGGTGCTGACGAACCAGAGGAGTAAACGTGGCTTTGACATTTGGTGGTCGTCGCCGGAAACGTCCCGGCGGTGGTCCTCCTTCTACTCCTTTAACTCCGCTGGAGCAGCGTCTCACCGACCGACTTGTCGCGGTGTTAAATTTGTTGTCACAGAGTCTTAAAGTCAGTGAGTACGAAACTGCTATCAACGAGTTGTCACCCGAATTGTTGGAACAACTTTTGGCTGAAAATAATATTGATCAAATTAGTTCTTTGATTGAAGAAACACTTTCGGGCATTGTGATGTCTGGAGCCTTGAACGAGGCTAAAAACATTATCAGAACATCCCCGAGGATCGGCCAGAATCCATTCAATGCCCTCGAATATGGTGGGCAGGTACTCCCTAGTGGAATCATTTTACCGAGGCCGCTAATCTCGTTACCGCCTGATGTTGAGTTTCTTATCGAAAACCCTGTCGAAAGAATGTTTAAGTTCGTTAACCAAAAGGCAGCGGATTACGCCCGTTTACGCTCAGCACAACTGGTGACCTCCATCTCCGAATCGAACAGGCTTGCGATACGTCAAGTAATCTCGACGGCTTTCACTGGCACTCGCACAGTTGATCAAACTGCTAGGTCTTTACGCGACATTGTTGGGTTGCATCCTCGTTGGGCTCGCGCAGTGGAAACATTTAAGGAAACAAACACGACTCGGCTTATCCGGGACGGAATGAGTACAGAGAGCGCTGCTCTCAAGGCTGAAGAGATGACTCAGAAATATCGGAAGAAACTTATTCGTCGCCGTGCTGAAATGATTGCTCGCACAGAGATACAACAGGCACAGAATTTTGGCAGGGAAGCATCGTGGCAGGCTAGTGATCGCGCTGGTCTCATTGATCCAAGGGCTGAGAAAGAATGGCGCACAGCACCTCGGGGGAGCCGTTACGGGCCACCTTGTGACTTATGCACGGAGTTAAGTGGGAAGCGTGTTCCTTGGAACGGTTCATTCTCGAACGGTTACTCAATGCCACCCGCGCATCCTAATTGTCGTTGCACTGCGGTTCTTGTTCCTCCGACTCGTGGGCTTACTGGTTTACCATCTCAAGATATGGGTTCGTGGATAGATAAGTTGGATCAACTTGAAGCGGAAGAGGTTTAGTTATGGTTGAGATTCTTTTTGCTCCGGGGCTACGACCCGTTCTAAAGCATGGAAGTCATAACCAGCAAAACCATGCAGCAAAAACAGGTAGTGAAGACACAGGTTCAGGTTCTCCAAAATTAACAATTATGGGTAAGAACGATGGCACGAATAAGTTTTTTAATGAAGATACTCGTGTAGTTCGCCATCAGCCAGATGGAAAAGAACCTACGGATTATGTTTTATATGCTCAAAAAAATTTTGTAGTCGCAATAGTTAAACCTAAAGACGGAACGACAATCAACGGATATAGCGAAGGCGGAACAAATAAAGGCGAAATTGGGCATTTAGATATTACTGGCGCTGGAAGTAATCCTTGGCGTAGTTCTGCTAAAAACGATAACAAAGCAACAATTACTGAAGTTGCTGTAGGTAAAGCGCACCAACGCCGAGGCTTGGCTTCAGCAATGCTTCGTTTCCATAGAGATAAATTTCCTGAGTTAGATGTGCAACATTCTGATGCTCAATTACCAGACGGAAAAGCGTGGGCTGAAGTTGCCAAGCATGGAAGTCATGATCAAAAAACTCATGCAGGAAGAATCGGAGTTCACACCGGGCGGCGTACTGATTCTAAAAATCAACAGAAACTTGATCGAAACCTCATTTATGACGCCACAACAATGTCTGCTCTTCCGGCCCCGTTACGGAAAAAGATTGAAGGCTCCCTTGAGGTTTTGGGTGTCACGCAAAAACAGATGGAAGACAATGTGCAAGCGGTGCTTGATAGAGCGAAGGCCGCTAATGATCCACCTGAGGGTAGAGATTGGTACGAACAAGCCAATAATGCAGCGCAGTCAATATCGGATAAGTATGGTTTAAGCAGGACTGAGACGGCGGGCATGATTGCAGCGATGAGTCCGCAGCAACCGTGGGGTGACAATGTTACGGCAGCGGAATATGTGGCAAAATCGTTGTCCGAAAAGCACGCTGTGCAGGTTGACGATTTGATGGGTCAGTCATTGACAAAAGGGGTTGGGCAGCCTGCTAAGCCTGTCACGAAAACAATGTATGAGTGGGCGCAGGCCGAAACTGATGGAGTTACAGGCACCCGCAAAATGGACGGGCAAACGCACAAGATGCCGGATCCCGATGAACTGCGTGGGAAAACTGTTGACCAGTTAGACCCTTATGTAGCGGCAGCGATTATCAAAGCACACGCTCAGATGGGTTATCGGGTCGCTGGGGTTGGAGATAATGTTGATGGTCAGCAATTAAAAACTATTGACGATCTTACGGGTCTCCCGGCTCCCGTGAAATTTACTTGCGGGGTTCACCACATGGGCCGCGCCGTCAGAGTCGCGCAAGGCGAAAGTCCAGATGAGGTTTTGAACGGCCACAAAGTTCGATCCTTCTACAACAACATTTCCGGCGACAAGTCCGTTGGCACTTACTCGGACGATGTCACCGTAGATTCGCATGCTTTTAGTGTGGCGATGGGCGTAAAGTATGGTTCGGGTTCCGTTGAGTACGGATATTTCGCTGGATCTAGTTGGCCTAACCCGGCGTCAACGAAAGAAAACAGGTTACCGCCGTTGCACAGTGCGGTTGGCAGCGCGACGCCCGGAGTTGCTGGATCGTATGCCGCATTCGCTGACGCCTATCGAGAGGTTGGTCGGCGTAACGGTTTGTCGGCTCGCGAGGTGCAATCGATTACTTGGGTTCAGTGGCGGAAAGATAACCCTGATCAAACAAGGGGTGGGCAGATGGCTGCAATGGAGGTAGAAAATGAGTGATGTTCGGATTTCTCCCAATACGGATCCTGATGAACTTGGGGATCTTGTTGACCCGTGGGATGCGTGGCTGAATGGTGATATTGCAACGGAAGACCTCTCCGATGATTTGCAGAAATATGCTTTAGAGTTCACAGATTCCACTTCTATGACTTCGCTTGTTTCTGAGCCTGTTGTTATTAAGTTTCAGGCTGGACTTAAACCGATTTTGAAGCATCTTCCGGGACAACATGATCAGTCTTCTCACGGGGGCGGCGGTGGACAGTTATCACTCCGAGGTGTTGGTGGTGCTGGTGCTTCAGGTGAATTTTCTGAGTGGGGTGATCGGGCTCCTGAGTTGATTGCTGCACGAGGTATTGGTCCTAGTCGAGATGAGTTAGAAGCGGCTATTGCCCGTAAGGTTTCTCGTCAAGAAGTGCGCGAAAGTATCGAATCAACTTTTAGTTACGATATCAAAACTGAAACTGATATTAGAATGCTTAGCAATGCACCGCGTGATATGGATGAAAAACAACGCGCCATCCTAAGAGATGAATTGTACGAACGGGCTGTTGATAGATACGTTGAACAGTACGGGTTTGAGGCGCGAAGGCGTCTAATAGATAGAAATAGTACCGATATAGATCTGTCTTCTATGGAAGATGTTTACAGTGTTACGCATGAAGGTGTGACTCGTAATGGTGTGTCCGTTAGTTTACGTTCTGAAGTTACTTCCGTTGAAAAGTATGGATCAAATTCTTTTGATGTGCAAGGACCGATTATAGATAATAAGACTGGAAGTGGGGTTGGTCGATTTAAAAGAAGTTTTGGTGCTGATGAAAATGGAAACCTGTCAGTCTCACACGAATTCTTAGAGATAAGTGATGACTATCAAGGATCAGGTTTCGCTAAAACATTTAACAGGCAGGCTGAAAATTTCTACATCACCCGTGGTATCAACGATGTTTATGTTCACGCCGCTTTAGATGGTGGCGGTTACGCTTGGGCTTCTGCAGGATTCGATTGGGATCGCGGAAATCTAAATCAATCGGTCAATAACATTTCACGCAGGATGGATACTTACTTAACGGATAAACCTAATATTCCAAGGACGATCAGAGCCGATATTCAATCAACTCAAACAAGGTTGAAGTCACTTCCCGTGGGCAGCCCTAACTATCCGACACCTAAAGAGATCTCTGACCTTGGTCGTATTGAAGGGGTAAATAATTGGCCGGGTAAAGAAATCATGCGTGGATCTAACTGGTACGGCAAGAAAACTTTACGTCCTGAGGGTGCGCGGGTTTCTACGACTCAAGCCGCTAAGGAATCTGAGAGGGCTCAGCAGCGGGAAATTCAACAGGAGCGTAATCGTGAGGCTGCTACGAGAGCGCCCGGTGTAGGACAGTTGACGATGGATAACAATTTTCTGGATGGGGCATTACGGCAGTCTCCTGCTTACCAAACCCCATTAATTGAACCTATCCCCGGTATGGTACAATGATTGTGGGAGGAAAACTATGAACAGAGAACAAGAATTAGCGCGAGTTTCCGACGTCAACGAAAAATGGCTACGGACGTTTAAAGACACACCAAACTTCGATCCAGACAATCCAACACTGGAGCAATCCGATGAAGAGTACCGTTTAACAAAAGAAGAGTTTGGTCAAGTTGGTGTGGGAGAGTTCGCAGAGTCCGTAGCGAAAATGAGTGAAGAAGAATTAGCGGAATTGCGTAAATCGCCAATTTATCAAGATATATAGGTCGTAGGTCTTTAATCCCCTATCCTTGACTCGTAGCACTTCGCAGAAGAGGATGGCATGTGAACAAGACTGATACACGACTAGCAGGTTTGAGCGATGCTCAACTAATTGCTACACACAATGGTCTCGACGATCAGGTATCAGCCGACGCTGCAATCATTGAAGCACACCATTTAGTGGCAATCGAAATGTTGAAAAGAAACATTCCTCACGGTCACATTGATGATGCGTGGGTCGATGCTGTAGTCCTGATTGAAAAAGTTGCAGTCGACAGCCCTGAGGATATTGCTGCACCTGCAGGAATTGAGAAGGCGTGGTCTCAAGCCTTGGTTAAGGGCGGAACTGTTTCTGTTTTGTTGACTACCAATGGTTATGTTTTGAAGGCGGACCCAACGGTATCCGACGTGCATGTCGATGCTGTCATGGGCAGTGGGCGTCGCCGTAAACCTCAGGCCAACATTTTTGATCTGCAAAAAACGATTAAGGAAGAAGACGGGAAATTCACCGTTTACTCGGAGGACGGTGCCCGGAAGTTTGGCACTTATGCGTCTTTAGAAGAGGCTGAGGCCCGTTTGCGGCAGATAGAGCGTTTCTCTAAGGCCGAGGGTTATTCGGTCCCTAGCGGGGTTCAGGAGGCTGCTAAGCGGGCTGTTGCGTGGATTCAAGATGGCAAGGCGGGCGATGGGTTCACTAGCGTCGGTCGTAACAGGGCCAGTCAACTGGCTTCCGGTGGCGTGATTGGTCAGGCGACTCTGGTAAAGATGCGTGCCTATTTTGCACGTCACGGTAAGCAACGCGGGAATCATGATGCTCTGGTCGATGGTGAGCCAACACCGTGGAGGGTGGCGTGGGATGCGTGGGGCGGTGACGCTGGTAGGGCGTGGGTCAACCGTGTTCTAGGTGCCGTGGAGAAGCGTGCTACTCCTGAGCCAATCATTGACTTGCATTTGAATCTTGAGAACCGGCAGCACGCGATTGACGAGTATTTGTACGGACCGATGAATCCTGATGAACCGGGCGACTATTGGGATCGTCTTGGTGAAGTGTGGGGGGTGTCTGGCGATGAGGCTTCGACGACCCGTTGCGGGAATTGTGCGGCTTTCAATGTGAAGTCGGAGATCAAGGATGCAATGGGCGATGCGATTAGCGAGGAGGGCGAGGAGGTAGTTGATCTTGCGGATCTCGGTTACTGCGAGTTGTTGCAGTTCAAGTGCGCTGGCAGTCGCTCGTGTTCCGTCTGGTTGACGGGTGGGCCGATTAGTGACGATTTTGAGGGCAGCGACGACGAAATTGAGTTGCTGGAATCAATGGATGCTGAGGATTTTGCTGAGTTTGCTGCGTATGCTTATTTGGCTGATGAGATGGAAGAAGAATTTGAGAAGCGCGGTAATCCTGAGGCTTTGCGGGACTACTGGCGTAAAGGCGGTAAAGGTAAGATCCCGTGGGGTGCCGGTGGTGATTTCACGGCTTGTGTCGCTGCAGTGGGTAAGTACATGTCGTCGGAGCAGGCTAAGGGCTATTGCGCTATTCGTCATCGTGAGGTCACTGGTATGTGGCCGGGTGATAAGAGGAATCGCACTAAGAAGTCCCGTGAGGCGACAGCGAAGTTCACCCTTCCCGGTGGTGCCACTTACGAATATAGCCTCCCAGTGGACTTCACAGGGGATTTAGAGACCATTTTGAAGCACGGTAGCCATGATCAGAAGGCTCACGCGGGCAAGGGTGGTGCTTCGGGTGATGTTGACCCAGAAATCGCCGCTTCAATTGTTGAACGTGTGCGGGCTAACGGCGGGTTAAGTGTCAACATGGTTGATGGTTCTGAGCCGCCAAGTGGTTACATGGTTGCTCGTGTTGGAGTTAAGGCAGCAATTGTTGATGCCGATGATTTTTATGACACTGAAAAAGGACCGGCTGCATTATCGTCTTTTATGAAGGACAATAAAGCCGAATTATCCGGGGGTGACTACCTCGGGGTATGGCACGATACTGATGGGGGTAAGGTGTACCTCGACGTATCACAAAATGTTGCAAGCCGATCCACTGCTATACGGTTTGGTGAAGAAAGAAATCAACTCAGTATTTGGGATGTAGTAGAGGGAATGGAGATACCAACTGGTGGCACAGGAGAACTTGAAAAAGCAAAAGCCTTTAGAGGCGATCAAGTTGCCGGATCTGTCGAAGATGACGGACGAGGAGATCGACGCTTACGCGAAAGAGATTTGGTTGAACTTCAGCCAGAAATAAATAAGCACCTAAAAGGTAAGCACGATCAGAGCAGTCACTCTCGTGGTGGAGGCAGAAGTGATACCACGGTTCAAAGTGGTGGCGCTGGGGCAGTCGAGTATGGCGGCTATAAATTAAATGCGCCTGACAATCCTGCCGGTGAGACTGCAAAGCGCGGTGCCGATTCTATTGCCGCAGCAAAAAAAGAACGGGCTAAAGTTGCTTCTATTGAGCCAGAGATTACTCGGGACATGATTGATGTGGCGAACGCTAATGGTGCAAAAATGGATGGGCTTGATCAACGTTTAAAATCTGAGAAATCATTGGCCCGGAAAATAGATGATGAAAAAGATTCCGACTTTGATGGTGATGCAACAAAGACCGCTGAAAACATGTCTGACGTTGCTCGTTACACGATGACGTACAAAGACAGTGATTATGTTTCCGGTGCGAATCGAGTGGTTGAGGATTTGCGGGAAAAAGGCTATGAGATGCGTGTTAAAAATTATTGGCAAGATGGTGACCCGTATCAGGGCATCAACATCAGCGCGGTTCATCCAAACGGCACTAAGTTTGAGTTGCAGTTACATACGCCAACGTCTCTTGATTTTAAGGAGCCTACGCACGCAAAGTATGACAAGTATCGTGAGTCAACTAGCCCTCAAGTTCGGTACAAGGAATACACCAGCATGAGGCGTATTGCTCGACAGATTCCAAAACCACCACCTCCTGATGGATTAAGTGCCATTGGTGATGCTAAGTTCCAGCCCTTTACCCCGACGCCTGAGTCAGCCCCTGTCGCCATATGAACATAACCCGGGTTGGTATAATGTCTTTAGAAAGGAATTGACGATGGAAATACGATATTTCGTAATGACAGATAAAGACGATCAACCGTTGACGCTTTTGCGTCTCAGAATTGATGACACAGCCGAAGAGTTGTATGAAGAAGAGTGGAAAAATGATTGGCAAGAATCCAAACGGCTAATGCTGTACATCACTGACGGTGATCCCAGACTGATTGAGATAACAGAGACTGAGGCCCGTGAAACTTTTCCTTCAGCGTTTTCGGAAGCGACACTAATTTCGAAGGCTGTCGATGAACGCATGTTCACCCTTGGTCCTATGTATATTCCAAACGTGATGGATGCTCATAACGAGTGGACGGATCCTGATGAGTTGCAAAAGGCTGTTTGGGATTATGTGCAAAAAGGTGATCGTCGGATTCGTTTGCAGCATGATCGGGATAAGATCGCTGGCGAGTTTGTTGAGATCATGACTTGGCCTTATGAGGTTGAGGTTCCTATGCTGATGAAAAACGCGACCGAGAAAAAACTTAAGTTCCCGGCTAACACTGTTTTTCTTGGGGTTGTTTGGGAGCCGTGGGCATGGAAGATGGTAAAGGACGGTAAACTTAGAGGATATTCGATTGGTGGTCGTGCTGAGAGACTCTTGGCGGATCTTCCTGATGAGGAGTGACAGTGTTTCTTTCTAACGATGACGGCAAGCCTTTAACTATTAAGCCACGGACGGTTGTGAAAGCGTCTTACAAGCAAGGCGATTTTGCTTCGTGGAATAGTAGCGGTGGTATGGCTCGTGGAACTGTTGAACGTATTCTCACTGAAGGCGTGTTGAATATTCCTGATAGCAGTTTCAAGATCAATGCTGAGGAAGATGATCCTGCTGTTTTGTTGCGCGTTTACCGTAAGTTCGGTGATGGTTGGCGTAAGACCCCTACTTTGGTTGGTCACAAGATGAGTACGTTGACAAAGATTGAACCGTTGAAGATCGGTGAATAGTCAAGAAAAAAGGCTCCCTGATGCTTTGAGGGCGTGGATTGAGCAGTTGCTGGAGCCTGAGATCACCCGGTTGTTTGATGTGTTTCCTGATGCTCAGATTGATGTTCGTTTGACGGCTTCCAAGGGAAAGGTTCGCCGTACTCCTTCGATCACGATTAATGGTGGTCCTGTTGAGATGATTGATCCCTAACCCCCCTGCATTACTAAACCCCGGGTATGCTATACTGGGGTTGTAAGGGAAAGGGGAAATCATGACAAAACGAGAAATCCAAATCGACCCAAGTCTTGATCTGCAAACCACCAAAATCAAAGCCCAAAAAATAGCCGCCCGCGCCTTGAAAAAGGGATTGTCCGGGGGCTACACCATCACCACTGAATTGCGTCAAGAAACCAATTCACAAGGTGTCACTTTTGAACAGGCTTACTTGATCATTGAAGGCGAGCCCGCCAAATTCAACGGCTACACTTTCGTTGCAGTAGTTGAATGGGTAGGCGGAAACCCAGTAGTCACTGGAAGCCCCTACTACTCTGGAAAGCCCGTTGACCGTTCCGTCTTGGTTGAGGGTGCCTGCGATGACTGCGGAGTCAACCGCAACCGCAAGGCAGTCGTCATCGTTGAAAACGAAAACGGTGACCGTTTACAGGTTGGCAAGCAATGCCTAAAAGATTACTTAGGCAACTTTTTAAGCGCCTCATGGTTCAACACCGAAGACGTCTTCGAAGAATTCGCAGGCTACAGCGGTAGTGGTAAAGAATTCAAAAACCTGTTGAAAACCTTGGCCGCCGCCTCATCCGTCGTTCGTCAACGTGGATGGGTATCAAAAGCAAACGCCCAGTTAAACGAGAAGGTTTCTACCGCTTCACTGGTCCAACTGGTTTCCTACCCTCGCCCCGGCGGAACTGCCGATGGCAACGAATGGGACGCATTGCGCGACGGTTTCGACGAGGTGGCCGACAATGAGTTTGCAGCCGCCGCACTGCAGTTCGGAAAATCTTTACAGGCCGGAAGCGATTACGTCGACAACCTGCAAGCGGTCATCGCTCAAGATGCTTTCGATTCCAAATTCTTTGGACTTGTCGTCTCTCTGGTGGGCGTGTACCAGAACTCATTGGACAAAAAAGCCGAGGAAGCCGCTGACCCAGTAAGTGAAGAAGAGTTCGGTCAGGTCGGTGAAAAGGTCACAGTCACCTTAAAGGTTGTTTCAGTTCGATCATTCGAGAGCGCTTACGGCGTCAACTTCGTCAACACTTTCACTGGTGAAGGACGCAGGTTCAAGTGGATCACTGGTTACGGTTTTGAGCAAGGACAAACGGTCACTTTGAAGGGCACCATCAAGAAATATGACGAATACAACGGCAAATTGTTCACCGTGTTGACTAGGTGCAAGGAAGTTGCCGCATAAATTGATTTCGGGGTTGGTTGAAACTCCATCCCCCCTCCATGATTGTGCTAATCTACAAGTTATCGAGACCTGCGGGTTGTTGTTTAACGCATAAGGCGTTAAATGATTGCCCGCTCTTTCATGTAGGAGGATCGGTGGGACGACCGGCTCGCAAGATGGTTAACCTTTCCATCGAAGAAACGTCGGGTGTTGATCACCCGGCACACTTGCATGAAGGTTGGCTCGTAATGAAAGCCGCCTCGGAGGACGCAGTTGCAGTTGCACTCGATAGTGCCGCTGTAGAGATCCCGAGTGAAGATACAGATAAGTCCACCGAGGAGGATGTCGTGGAAGAAACCACAATTGAGAAGGCTGAAAAGCCATCTTATGAGGATCTAATGATGGCCCTCAAGAAGGCTGAAGAGCGTCTTGTTGAGATGGAAAAAGAAATGAATGGGATGAAGAAGCCCAAAGAAGCGATGGTAGATGAAGAAGAAGACATGATGAAGTCTGCTCCTGAGTCTGTTCGCAAGGCATTCGAAGATATGCAAAAGGCTGTTGAAGACGCGAAGGCTCAGGCTGACGTCGCTGAAACAGAATTGCGTAAAGAACGTGGCGAGCGTGCCGATGCAGATGCAATCGTCAAAGCCCGTACTTCTTTCGCATCTCTTGGTCTTGATGCCGAGCAGGTTGGCCCAGCATTGCGCCGCCTTGCAGATAATGATTCTGATCTTGCTAAGTCCGTCGAGGATGTTTTGACTGCTGCTAACGCAAAAGTTGAGTCCGCTGACATTTTTAGTGAGATTGGTAAGTCGACTCGTGTAGCGGGTTCGGTTTACGAAAAGGCTGAGGCTATGGCTAAAGCCGCCGTTGTGGACGGGAAGCATTCCACAATCGAGCAGGCGTTGACCGATGTGTTTACTTCGGACAGCGATCTGTACAAGTCATATCTCGCCGAGCAGGGAAAGTGAGTGCCTAAACATGGCCTACGAATTCAGTAATTACGCAGTAAAGGCCACGCTTGTTGCAGGCGCGGATCTTTCTGAGAAGCAATACCATTTCGTTAAGATTGACAATGGCACCGGAAGGGCCGTCATTGTTAGTGGAGCAACTGATCGTCCCGTAGGTGTTCTTCAGAACAATCCTACAAGCGGTCAAGAGGCTGAAGTTTTGATCGTTGGTGGCACGAAAGTTGCTGCTGGTGGAACTGCTTCCGCTGGTCAGGCGCTTTTTGCTAATGCATCTGGACAGGGTGTAACTCTTGCATACGGAACCACTGGTTCTGCTGCATTTTCTGTCGGAACATTTATTACCGCCGGGTCCGCAAGTGCAATTGTGACCGCCGTTATCGACTGCGCTGCTGCAAGTCGCGGACTCTAAGGAGAACTGAAAAATGCCACAACCAACAATCAGCGACGTCCATATTGACGCGATTCTGACGAACATTTCTGTTGCATACATGCAAAAAGCAGAAAACATGATCGCAGATAAGGTCTTTCCGGTCGTCCCAGTTGATAAGAAGTCAAACAAATATTTTACTTATGACAAGAATGACTGGTTCCGTGACGAAGCACAGCGTCGCGCACCGGGCACTGAGTCTGCTGGTGGCGGGTACAACCTGTCCACAACTACCTATTCGGCTGATGTTTTTGCATTCCACAAGGATGTAGACGATCAGACTCTTGCTAACGCTGATACGCCACTTAACCCGTTGCGTGAGGCTGCAGAGTTTGTGACAAGCCGTTTGCTTCTTCGCCGTGAGGTTCAGTTTATTTCTGACTTCATGACGACTGGAGTTTGGGCAACTGACGCCACTGGTGTTAGCGGATCCCCAAGCAGTGGTGAATTCCGTCAGTGGAACGACTACACCAATTCAGATCCGATTGAGGATATTGAAGAAGCAAAAGAGGATATCCTTTCAACCACGGGTTACGAGGCCAATACTCTTGTTCTTGGTTATCAGTCGTTCCGCCAGTTGAAGAACCATCCTGATGTTGTTGACCGCTACAAGTACACAACTTCAAGCGTGATCACTGAGGAAATGTTGGCACGCTTGTTTGGTGTTGATCGTATCCTCGTGGCAAAGTCAGTTCGGGCAACCAACAATGAAGGTCTCACTCCTGCTTACGGATTCAATTTCGGCAAGAGTGCATGTCTCCTCCACGTTGCACCAAATCCCGGTTTGATGACACCTTCCGCTGGTTACATCTTTGCTTGGACCGGCGTTTCGGGTGGGCTTGGTTCCACTATCGGTACTTCACAGTTCCGTATGGAAAGCCTGCGTGCCGCTCGCATTGAGGCTGAGGTTGCCTTCGACAACAAAGTTGTTGCAAGCGATCTTGGTTATTTCTTTGCTAGTTGCGTGGCTTAATTTCATAGCATTACCCTTGGAGGGGGTCGGCGGGTTTGATTCCTGTCGACCCCCTTTATTTTTAGGAGATAGTTTTGACTTGGTCTTATAGCGGGAATCCGGCATCATCGGATAAAGATAAGGTTCGTTTCCTTATTGGTGACACTGACACCACTGATCAGTTGCTCAGTGATGAAGAGATCAATTACACGATTACGGAATCTGGATCCATTTATCAGGCTGCTCACGATAGTGCTTACGCGATTGCTTCTACTTTTGCTCGTATGGCATCTAGTAAGAGTGTTGGAGACTTGTCGCTTTCTTACAATGATAGGGCTACTACTTACTATCAGGTTGCTGATCGCATGTTGCAGTTGCAGGCTAAGCGTCAACCTCCGACGCCTTGGATTAGCCCCGATAATATTATTCGTGCTGCAGAGAAAACTATTCCTCCCGCGAATGGAACCGAGTTTTACACGGGTCAACAGGATTATTTGAGGCCGTAGTCATGGGTATTCCTTCTGAGTTTTTACCAATGATGCGAGAGACCGTGGTATTGAAGGCTAATACAACGATGGATGCATACGGTAAGCAATCTTTTGCTGCTTCGGGTGTTTCTTATAATGCGCGTCTTATTTTTGATGTTCGAATGGTTCGAGATGCTGATGGGCGTGAAGTTGTTCAGGCGGGTAAAGCAATTATTTATGGCGCTGTTGCTTCGTTGAATCCTTCATGGCAAATAACTTTGCCTGATAATACTAATCCAAAAATTACTTTTGTTGACACGATTCAGGATGAGGATGGGGATCATCATTCTGTTGTTGGGTTTGGTCAAGGCTGATGGCTCGCACTGTGCGGTTGCGTAATCTTGATCGGTTGCAGGCAGCGTTTATTACTGCAGGTAAGGATGCTCCTCGTTTTGCGGCTCGTGCTTTGTTGGAGGAGACTCAGGAGGCTTTTATTCTTTCTCAGGAGGTTGTCCCTGTTCGTACTGGGGCTTTAGCAACCTCGGGTATGGTAAATGGTCCTTTTGTTAAGGGCTCAAAAGTGTCAACCAGTATTGAGTATGGTGGGCCCGCTGCAGGTTATGCGATTTTTGTTCATGAGTTGCCTCCTGCTCGTGCTAGTCATGATTACCCTACGCGGTGGAAGTTCCTTGAGAATCCGGTAAGGCTTTACGCTGAGGGCATGGGTGATCGTATGACTACTAGAGTTTTAGACATGATTGCTAAAAGATTCGAGATGAGTTAATGGCTACTATTTTGGAAGCGGTCGGCGATTATTTAGTTTCTCAGGGTCAGGGGACTTTGGGTACTAACTTGTTTTTGACTGTGATGCCGGAGAGTCCTAATGCTTGTGTTGCTGTGTTTGAGAATGCAGGTGGCCGCCCTTCAATGACGATGGGTTCGGCACCGTGGGCTATTGATCGTCCTTTGATCCAAGTGATTTGTCGGGGTAATAAGAGTGATTATCTTTCGGCTCGTGATAAGGCCGAGACAATAAGGGCTTTGTTGGGGGCTATCACTGATCAAACTATTTCTGGTATCAATATTATGCGAATGGAGTCTCAGGGTTCTGTCATCCCTATGGGGGAGGATGAGAATCAACGTCCGATGATATCGATTAATTTCGATTGCATGGTGAGACCGTGACGGATCCTTATGGGAGAAATGTTGTTACAGATGATAGCCCAAGGTGCTGGAGATGCAATAGGGTATTAGCGTTCTTCGTTTCTCGACCGTGGTCCGTCCAGTGCTCACGGTGTAAAGCGGAGAACCGTAGCCAGTAGAGAGGTGCCTCATGGATCTTGACGGTGAGTTAGACGTATTGCTGGCTTCTGAAGTTAAATCTGGAGCAAGTATTTGTACCATGAGTTCTATTTTAAATAGTTTGCCTGAGGATCAGAGAATTAAATTAGAGGCTTTAATTTCTGCTGAGATTGTTCCTGCACCAAAGATCGCTGAAGTTTTAAATAAGTATGGTTTCATAATTAAACATAAGTCTATTTCGAGGCATCGTCGACGTTTCAGGGGCGGTGGATGTTTATGCCCATAGAAAACAACATCATGATCCTTGCTGTAGATGGTCGTATTTGGATTGATAGTTTTTCTTTAATCTCTTACTTGAGAGATGTTGAAATTCAAGCGGACACTCATTTGAAAATTGCTGAAGATAAAGGTGACTACAAAAAGGCTATTGCCGCTTACTCAGTTGGGGATTCAATAAGGCAAATTGCCGATGGCCTTGTCCTGACTTCAATGGTCGCTGATGAAACGATTAGGAGTCGACGTGAGTCTCGAAGATGATTTGAATTCTTTAAGTGATCCGGGTGACAGAAGTAATTATCGTCAGAGCGTGATGGCTAAACATCCGTCTGGGTGGGAGCCGGGTGTTGCATGGAATGGTGACTCTGGCACTTTAACGTCTCAGCCTCTTAATGCTGAGCCGAATGACTGGTCTGAGTTGTTGGCGGTGTGGGATTTGGATCCTGAAGTGTTTGAGGTTGTCGAGCCTGTCCAATATAGGGCTTGGGATGCACCTAACCCTGAGGGTGGTCTTCGTAGACTGTTTTACTACAGGGCGACGATTAGAAGGCGCGTAGAGTCGCGAGCGTCGGTGGCTGAGTTGTTAGCCGTGTTAAAGGAGAAGCGTCCCCGTACAGCCTCTTATGAGGCTTCTGAGGATGGTTTTATGTATGTGGTCCCTGCCGGTGATCTCCAGATAGGCAAGCCTGATGGGGATGGTAGTGAGGGAACTATCCGCAGGTTTGTTGAGAAAACTGATTTGTCAGTAATTCGCTTGAAGGAACTTCGGCGTCTTAAACGCCCGATTTCGGGTGTGATGTTGCCGTGGCTGGGTGATTGTATTGAGGGTTTAGTGAGTCAGGGTGGTGCGTTGGCTGCCGCAGGCCGCCTTGATTTGACTATGAGCGAGCAGTTGAGAGTGTATCGACGCCTCATGCTGTATCAGATTCAGCAGTTCGCTGGTTTGACGGACAGGATTATCGTGCCGGTGGTGCCGGGTAATCATGATGAGGTACAGAAAGCGGGCAAGGTTGTCCGGCGCTTTGATGATTCTTGGGCCATAGAAGGGGCTGTAGCGGTCGCTGACGCCCTAAAACTGAGTAGTCAATACGATCATATATCTTTTGTTTTCCCCGGCGTAGATGAGTTAACAATCACTTTGGACGTTGCCGGTACTCCTGTAGGTTTCGCTCACGGGCATCAGTTCGGCAGGGATCCCATGAAATGGTGGGCTGGTCAGGCTCACGGAATGCAAGACATCGGTTCAGCGACTCTCCTGTTAGGTGCCCACCTGCACCATTTAAGGATTGAACAGGGTGGCGCTAAGACGTTTATCCAGATCCCCGCTATGGATGGTGGTTCAACGTGGTGGCGTCACAAGACAGGTCAGGATGCTCCTGCCGCTATGGTCTCAATGCTGATCGGTCACGGCGGATGGACTGACTTGGCTATTATGTAATACGGAATAATTCATATTAAAGGGAGGGGCTTGGCATGACTAGTGAAGAGCACGCCGATGATGTGCAAGCGACTGTAGAATCCTTAAGGTCAAGAATTTTGGGTATAGGGGCTGATCAATATGATGATGGTTCTGGTGTTCAGCGTTTTGAGACTAAGACGCTGGAACATATTCGTGGAGATGCTATTGAGGAAATTGATGACTTGATCGTTTACCTGTGTCAGATACGAATGCGCCTCTTATCACTTTTGTTGTAAGGCGTAAAAACAAACTCCCTGCCTTCCCTTAAATTGCCTTAGACTAAGGATGTAGTAGATCGTGCCCCTAGTGGGTCCAATCCGTCACTACGTCGTGATCCGAGTGATCCGTGAGGCGGTGCGGATTCGCGCTGCCATCAGGAGGATAAGTGCCTTATCAGGTGCTCACCGGATTGTCATACCCGCCGGACAAGCGTGCCGAGGTCGGGGACATCGTTGACGATCTTCCATCAAAGTCAATTCAATGGCTAATAAACAGTGGTCATGTTGAAAAAGTGACAGGAAATACTTTTAATCCCACACCTGCTTCGATAGCCTCGCCGGAGCCTGAAACTATTGAGAAAGACGGTGAGTAGTCATGCCATTTCGTCACGGTAAATCCACGGGTGTCTTCTATAACGGAGCAGACCTGTCGTCCTATTTTAATGAAGCATCCGTTTCCGAAGATGTTGAAACCGCTGAAGTAACTACTTTTGGTAGTGATTCAAAAAGTTATATTGTCGGGTTAGCCGATGGAACTATCAGTGCCGCTGGAATGTTTGATGGTAATGAAGGCGCTGTAGACCAAATTTTGTCATCCACTCTTGGCAACGATTCTGCGGATACTGTTACGGTGGCTCCCGATGGTGTCACTTTTGGGCGCAGGTCTTTTTCTGCGGCGGCCATCGAAACATCATATGAAATTTCATCACCTGTATCTGACGTTGTTTCTGCGAACCTTGAAATTCAAGCGACGCAAGGAATCGATTCAGGTGTTCTTCTCGCAGGTCGAGTTACGGTTAGCGGTTCCGCTTCTGGTTTCAGCGCTACTCTCGATCAAGGAGCATCCTCCACAAACGGGGGAATAGGTTACTTGCACGTCACCTCAAACACCAGAGATGGTGCTTCGACGTTCAAGGTGCAGGATTCCGCTGACGGTGTCACGTTTGTTGATCGCATAACATTCGCCAGCGTCTCGGCTTCTGCAACTGTCGGCAGCAAAGTTGCCGTCACGGGTTCGGTCGATCGTTATGTCCGAGCCTTGCATGACCCCGGAGTATTTACCGGGTCCGTCACATACACACTGGCGTTTGCCCGTAAATAAGGAGTAAAAAAAAATGGCATTTATTCATGGTAAGAAGTCACTGTTCAAGATTGACAACAGCGCCGGAGCACTCATTGACATTTCTGCTTTCTGCGAAGAAGTCAGCCTGTCACGAGATATCGAAACCGCTGAAGTCACCACTTTTGGTAGTGGCACAAAGGCATACATCACGGGACTTTCTGACGGTACTGTCAGTATTTCAGGTAAGTTCGATTCAGTTAACGCTTCAGCAGTGGATCCAGTTTTGACGGGGATCCTTGGTCAAGATGCGACTGTTTCATGGGCATACCGTGTCAACAGTGCTTCAGTGAGTTCCACCAATCCTGAGTACCAAGGTGAAGCAATCCTCACTTCGTATGAGGTTTCCGGTGCTGTCGGAGATGCCGTGACTTTCTCGGCTGAACTGCAATGCACAGGTGCTATCACTCGGGCCACTGCTTAATCTAAGATAGACAGGAAGTCCTAATCGTGGGTCAAGCACCCCCTATGGAAAAGAGAAAAAAAGTGTCCCTACGCGAAAAGATCCTTGCAGCAGATGACATTGCATCAGAGATGGTTGAAGTTCCCGAGTGGGATGTCACCGTTGAGGTGCGAGGAATGAACGGTGCAGATCGTTCACGCATTCTGGAAACTGCTGCATCAAGTGAGGATGGCAAGATTGGTATCGGCACTATGTACGTCGAGACCGTGATTGCCAGCACCTACGACCCAGAAACGGGTCTGCGGGTATTTACCGACGCTGATCGTGATGATCTTATGTCCAAGAGTGCTTCTGCTATTGATCGTCTCGCGACGATTGGTATGCGGTTGTCTGCGATGGATGGTAAGGCGGCTGATGACGCGAAGGTCACGTTTCCTGAAAAACCCGCATCGTAGGTTCCTGTTCGAATTAGCAGAAAAGTTAGGTCGAACAGTAGGTGAATTGCTTTATGGGTCAACTTCTCATAGGCCGATCACTTCGTCCGAGTTGACGCAGTGGTCGGCTCTGTGGGAATTGAGGGCTTACGAAATGGAGCAAGCGTCCAAGAAACGTAGATAGGTTGGAGGTGTCGGCATGGCTGTTGTTAGCACTGTTGAGGCGCGATATGTAGCCGACACTTCCGCCTATGTCCGTGGTTTGCAACAGGCAACTCAAGCAACCAACAAGTTGGCTAATGCCATACCAATGGTTGAAATTGCTAACCGCAGTGCAACAGTTTCTGGTTTAGCACTTGGTGCCGCAGTCGGTACATTAGGTGCTCAGGTTTTCGCAAAGGCAACTGGCGCGGTAATGAAATACGCGCAACAAGGTATTGCTGCGGCTAAACAGTACGAGCAAACTGTTATTTCCATTGAAGGTATTTTTGCTGGTACTGGAATGGAAATAGAAGAGGCTGCTGCCAAAACCCAGACTTATCTTGGTGAGTTGCGTGACTTTGCGGCGAGGACTCCGTTCGAGTTACCTCAAACTCTTGACGCGGTCAAGCGTCTTCTCTCTATTGGTTACGCGGCTGATGATGTCAAAGATCGAATGTTGCCTGCCATCGGTGACATCGTTTCCGCATTAGGTCAGCCACCTGCTGCGATTAGTGCCATTGTTTATGCCTTTGGTCAGATGAAGTCTGCCGGTCGTGTCATGTCACAAGACTTAATGCAGATCGGTAATGCTCTTCCGGGCTTCAATGCCAAGATGGCTCTTGCTACCGAGTTGTTCGATGGCGACATGATGGCCTTAACCAAGGCGACAGAATCAGGTTCTTTGGATTCCGTCAAGGCTATTGACACACTCATTACTGCCATGACTAAATTTGGTGGTGCCGCTGGGGCAATGGATAGGCAATCCAAAACACTCGCCGGAACATTGTCTACTTTCAACGACACGGTAAACAATGCTCTTATTGATGGTTTGATGCCGAGTCTTCCTGTTCTCAGCGACACTTTAAATCAAGTTATGCCTGCTGTCGAGGCATTGGCGACATCGTTTGCTCAGGCTCTTGGTCCCGCTTTGATTGATGGTGCCGATGTTTTGGGTCAGTTGGCTCCTACGTTATCGGCTTTACTTCCTCCTGTTATTGATTTGGCTTCGCAACTTCTTGTTTTTAGTGATGTTATTGTCGCGCTTTCTCCTGTATTAGAATTGATGGCTGACAGTATGGGTGCTGTTGCTAATGTTTTGAAAATGCTTCCTGACCCTATTTTTGCTGGCATTGCAGCGCTCATCGTTTTCCGAATGGCGATGAAGAAACTACAAATCGATAGCACTGTTGCTGCTACTGGTGTGCTCGGTGCTTTCTTGCGAATGAAAGCGTCTGCCATAAGCACCAGTATTGAAATTCGTTCTGCTTTCGCTTTTGCCGGTCTTTCTTTGAAGGCTTTTAGTATGGCTGGAATGACGATGGCTGCCACTTTCCGCGCCGCAATGGTTTCAATAAAAATTGCGGCAAGAAGCATGATGGCTTCGCTTGGCCCTGTTGGTATAGCAATTGCTATAGCAACTGTTGCAATGGAATTCTTTATGAATTCGTCTAAAGACACTACTCACATTGTGGATGCTTTAAAAGATAGTGTTGATGAAACAACCGATTCTTTCGGTAGGTTGTCTGCTTCTGTTGCTGCTGAGAATTTCCGTGCAGACTTGTCGCCTGAGGGTTTGAAGGATCTTTCAGAGGCAGGGATTTCTGTTGCAGAAATTTCTTCTGCTGCACTTGCAGGGGGTGATGCTGCAGAACAAATGAAAGTAAAACTTTACGAGTTGAGTCTTACAAAAGCGGCCCTTGTCGGTTTCGCGGATACTTTCATGGATGTTGCAACTTCCGCTGTTACGGCGCAAAAACAAATTGCCGTTGAAACTGCTGCCACTGCTGATGCTGCTGTAGTTGCCGCCGAAATGCATGCGCGTGCAGGTGAATTAACACAGCACACAAACAAGGTTACTGCTCAAGAAACAGTTAATGCTCGAAACAAAATGACGGCTGCAGAGAGGGCTGCCGCAGATTTTGTTGTTAAGGCAGAGGCCGCAATGGAGCGGGCTCGTCTAAAAGGTAAAGGCGCTATTGAGGCTGTCAATTCTGCTTTACAAAATCTTAGTAAGGCTTTGGAGTCTGAAGCAACTTACGACAATGCGCGTAAGGGTATTAATGATTTAAATAAAGAATTGGCTGAAGGCAAGAAAAATATCAAAGGTTATTCTGACGAGGCTATGACTAATCGTGCCGCTATTCGTGATGCGGCACAAGGTTACATTGAATACGCGAACAATCTTACAGATCCTATTGAAAAACAAAAGGCTTTAGAAGAGGGACAAGAAAAAATTCGTAAATCCTTGAAGAAGGCTGGGATTAAGGCTAAAGATACCGACATTTTTCAAATTTTTAAAGAACAGACTGAGCAATCAGGTAAGACTGTTGATGAGTTTGCTGGTCAAAGATTAGCCGCTTTAAGTTATGGTAATCAAGTTGGTGTCAATTTCATTGACGGAATAATTAAAGAATTAGAAGCCGGTAAAAAAGAAATTGAAACCACTGCTACCGAAGTTGGTGCAACACTTCCTGCAGCGGCTAATGCTGCGATTGATGCTTCGTCACCTTCAAAAGAAGCAATGAAGGTCGCCAAAAACTTTATTGACGGTTTAACTATTGGTTTAAATAACGGTAAGAAGAGTGCTGGGGGTGCTGCGGCAACTGTTGGATCTTCTCTGCTGTCTGGTATTAAAACAGCGCTGACAAGTGGTAGCGATATTTCTAGTGTTCTTTCAAACGTGTTTGGTTCAATGCCTTCTATGCCTACCCCACTGGAATCGGCTTTGGGTAAAGATGGTGCCGAGAAGTTTTTGAAGAAGCATGAAAAAGAATTACTTGTTTTGCAAAAGGCTTTCGCTGATGTTGATGTGATTGTAAATACTATTCGTAGTGCTAACAGTGCTCTTTCTGAGGTTGGTGCGGCTTCCAAGCAAATATCTGGAACTTACAAAGATGGGATTGTTTCTGCACCTTCAGCAATCATGAATGCTCTCGGTGGTGAGGGTGATCTTTCTTCCGCTATTTCTATGTTGGATCAGTTGGCGGCTTCAGCAAATACCGCTCTGGATGCTTTGATTTCTATTTCTTCTGGTAAGGAAAGGAAACAACTCAGGGGTAGAAAGAATGATCTTAGAGGTTATTTAGATGGTATGAGGGATGAGATTGCGGGTTACATGATTCGCCGTGATCAGATTACTTCTGAACTAAGTGCTTTAGAAGATACTTACAGTAAAAAACTTGATGAAATAAACGAGCATTACGATGGTCTTGATAAGGCTGCAGGTATTGCTGTCTCAGGTATTGAGAGTAAATTTAATGGAATTATCCCCGGTCTTAAGTCAGCATTAGATGCTGCGAATCAAGCATTTGATAAAGAGAATGCTGTTCTTGAAAAATTGATTAGTGAGCGTGACGGTTTCCTTAAGCGTGTGGGAGATGGTTTAAAATCTTTCGCAAATGATTTGAGTAGTACAAATAAATCTGTCCGTACAATCGTCAAGAACATTGGTAACGGGATAACGATCACAACGCAGGAAGAGGTTGTAGAACCGGGTTCTTTCCGTGCTTCTCTTGAGAGTCGTCTGGCAACTGTTAGAGAATTTACTTCTAACATACAGAATCTTTTGGCTCGCGGTTTGGATCCTTCACTGGTTCAGGATTTCATTTCGGCAGGTGTTGGTTCGGCTGGTGGGACGGTTGCTGCTCTGGCTGCTGGTTCGTCTGAGGATCTTGCTGCGATAAATGCTTTGCAGTCTAGTTTGGCTTCTGAGATTTCATCGTTCCAGCAGTCTACTTCGGCACAGTATTTTGATTTGGGTATTGCTCAACAGGAGGCTGTTGTTGGGCCTTTGCGTGCGGCTGCTGCTAACGCTCAGGCCGCGTTGGCTTTGGCTGAGGAAGCAAGAACCACTGAATTAAATGCTGCTCTGGCTCATCAGCAAAAATTGAAGGATGATCGTGATAAGGCTATAGCAGATGAGAATGCTGCCTACAAGACTCAAAGGGACGTTTTGACGGCTGAGGCTGTTCTCATTGATGCTGAATTAAGTAAGCGTGCCGCTGCCGTTCAAAAGTATTTCACTGACTTGATGGATCCTGTCACTGGTGTTCCAGCGGACATGTTCAAGTTAGGTAAGCAAGCGGTCAACGGAATCATCAACGGTATGAAGGATAGAGAGAAAGCCTTAATAGCCTACGCTACTGAATTAGGTAACGTCATTAGAAATACTTTAAGGGATTCCTTGCAGGTTTCTAGCCCCTCGAAGGTTACTCGTACCATTGGTGAACAGATTGCTCAGGGTCTTGTTGATGGGATGAGGGCGAGTGAGGATTCTGTTGCTAGGGCTGCAGATAGTCTTGCGAATCAAGTCATGTTGCCTTTGGAGACACCGAATTTTTCTGGTGTTTCGGCTGCCCCATCAGTAAGTGTGAATGGTGGACCCAGTGCCGGTTTCCGGGCAAGCGTTGTAAACAATTACACGGTGAACGTGCAATCACTGGCTGGAGATAAACGCCAGATTGGCCGTGAAGTTGTTGAGGCTATTAAAGCATTTGAGAAGTCTTCTGGTCCTGTGTATCAGCAGGTGAGTGTGTAATGGCTGGTTTTGATCCACGCACCTTTTATGAAGGCACACAACTTTATGAGTCCGGCGGCTTGTATGACGGTTGGGATTATCGGGGTGAGAATCCGGGACCGTGGTATGTGGAGTTGGGTGCGGATTTGTCTGCTAATGGTATTGGTGATTGGTTTACTTTAGATGATCCTGTTAAGGGTGAATTGAATAACATAGTTTATTTGTTGACGGGTGATTTGTTTGTTGATATTACTCGTTACGTTCGTAGTTTAAGTGTGAAGCGTGGAAGGTCACGTTTTCTGGAGAAGTTTATTACGGGGGCGTGTGAGATCGTTCTTGATAACAGGAACAGATTGTTTGATCCTACTTTGACAGGTGCTCCTTTTACTGGACAAATTATTCCCCGTAAACCTTTAAGAATTTTTTATGATACGTTCCCTGTTTTTACGGGTAACGTGCAGGACTGGGATTTTGATTACTCTGTTAAGGACGCTACTGCTACCGTCAAATGTTTGGATGCTTTTTCTACTTTGGCTACGCAAACGGTTCCTGCTCAAACTATGACTACTCAGTTGACTGGTGCAAGAGTGAATTATGTTTTAGATCAGGTTGGTTTCCCTGCGGAATTGCGTAGCGTTGAGTCGGGTACGGCTTCTGTTGCGGCAGATACTGTGGGAGACAGTGTTAATGCTTTAGCCTATTTGCAAAAAATAGAGGTAAGTCAAAACGGTTTATTTTTTATGTCTGCTGATGGTTTGATCACGTTTGAGGATTCTTTCACTGGAACACCAACCCCGGTTGAGGTTGGTGATGGGGGTGTGCCTATTAGCGATTTAGATGTGGTTTTTGGGGCTGAAGAATTAACTAACAGGGTCACAGTAAATTATTATTCTGGATCTGTTCAAACTTCTCTGATCATTGATTCTACGCCTAGTCAAGATAAATATGGCTTGTTTGATACCTCAGTGGACACATTATTGAGTGGTTCTGTTTCGGCAAGTGCCTTGGGTGTTCTTCTCGTGAATCGGTATGAAGAACCTCAGTATAGGATTGATTCAGCGGTTTTTAATGTTGCGGGTTTGGATACTTCTGGGCAAAACCAAATTCTGTCGCTGGAGTTAGGTGATCAAATTTTATTAAAGTTTCGCCCTTTAGGTGTTGGTGAGACTATTGAACGTAATGTTCTCGTGGATGCGATTGACCATTCTGCGGCACCTAAGACGCACACGGTATCGTTGGCTTTGACTGACCTCGGGATTTAATGATGATAGATTGGAGTTGGAGTGCCTAACTTTACGGCAAATACTACGTTGTCTGCTGCCGCTTTAAACACGGCTTTTAATCAGGCAGATGTAAACGTACAAACATCAACCACTTATACGCTTTTGTTGGCGGATCAAGGGAAACTAATTTCTTTGGATAATGCAAGCGCGGTGACTTTAAGTATTCCTCTTAACTCTTCAGCCGCTTTTCCAACTAATACGGTGATTGGATTGCTGAATAAGGGTGCTGGATTAGTAACTGTTACTCCTATATCCGGGGTTACTTTGAATCCTGCCGTGAGGGTTCTTGCACAGAATGAAGCGGCATCTTTAATCAAAACTGACACGAATACTTGGTATTTTGTTCAAGGTGGTGGCCTCCCAAAAGCAATAGTCTCGTCTAGCACAGCCGCTTCAGTTACAGCGGTGACGGTAGGCGGGCTGCCCGCGAAGGTTTACAAGTTTACTGGTACAGGTTCAATCACTTTATCAAAGGCTGGTCTTGTGGATGTGATTGCTCAAGGGCCGGGTGGTATAGGTTCATTCGGTTCCGGTGGTGCCGGGGGTTTTATCGAGAAATCAAACGTGTTTGTTGCTGCTGGTTCTAACGCTGTTTACATTGGTGCGGGTGGAAGCGTTTCGCTGGCTCAAGGGACTGCGGAGTCATCGCACTTTAATGGAATTGCTGCAACGGGTGGAGGATCTGGGGCGCAATACACGGACAGGCAACCGTCAGGTGGGGCTTGCGGTGGAGGCTCTGGCCCATTCGCTTCCGCTAACTCGGGCGTAGGCGCAAGGTTCCAAGGTCTTATTGTTGTTTCGGCTGGCGTGACTCGCGGCGGTAACGGTGCAGGCGTGAACGGTGGCGGGGGTGGTGGCGTGAACGGTGACGGTTCTGGCGGTACGGGCGGCGCTGGCACTACCCCGGACGCGACTTGGGGTTCACCCGGAACTTTAGGTCGTGGTGGAGGTGGTGCTTCTATGACGGCTAATACTGGTAACGGTGGCAACTTGGGTGCAAATGGTAATAGCGGAATAATTTTGATAAGGGTGATGGACTAATGGCTCATTTTGCAAAAGTTATTGACGGAATCGTTGAGTCGGTTATTGCGCTCGATAACAAAGACTGCGGGGGTGGGGACTTCCCTGATTCTGAGCCTATCGGCAACGAGTTTCTTAACGATAACGGGTTTACTGGCGAGTGGTTGCAATGCTCGTATTCAAACTCTTTTAGATATTGGATGCCTGCCCCCGGCTACACATGGAACGGTGAAGCCTTTGTTTGCCAATCACCGGGCAACGGTTGGACTCTTGACGAGGAAACGTGGCAGTGGGTTTCTGGTTCAGGCTCTCGGATACCAAGTTAAGGACGGTACAATTACATTATGGCTTCTACATATCCCGGCACGGTTGATAACCTAACTAATCCAACAGCGGTCGATCCGTTATCTAGTCCTGCTCATGCGGGGCAACACACTAACGCTAATGATGCGATTGAGGCCATAGAAACAACTCTTGGGGTGAATCCTCAAGGGGCTTATGCAACTGTCGCTGCTCGCATGGCGGTCGTTGATAGTGCTGCCGCTTCAGCCGCCGTATCCGCTTCTGCCGCTGCCGTTTCTGCTTCAGCCGCTTTAGTCAGCCAACTGGATGCGGCACAGTCATCTAGTGACGCTCAGGAATGGGCAATCAAACTTGTTGATCCGGTGTCGGGTTCGGATTATTCAGCAAAATTTAACGCTAACCTTGCGGCTACTTCGGCTTCTCTCGCGGCTAGTCTTTACGATCAATTTGATGACAGGTTCTTGGGAGCAAAATCGGTGCCTCCCACCGTCGACAACGACGGAGATCCTCTGGTTGCTGGGCAATTGTATTTTGACACCGTTTATGTCGCTATGAAAGTTTACACGGGTTCAGCGTGGATAGATGCCGCTACTTCTCTTTACTCGTGGACTGGTCCGGTGACTATTGCTGCTTCTGGTTCCGTTACTGCGTTGCGTGTAACGCAAACGGGTACGGGTGATGCTCTGCTTATTGAGGATTCGGCTAACCCTGATGCGACACCGTTTGTGGTGGATGCAAGCGGCAATGTTGGTATTGGTGAGAGTAGTCCTTCAGAGAAATTTCAAGTTTCAGGAAATATTAAAACTACAGCAGATGTGAATTCAGTAATGTTGGTCGGTAGGTATAGCGCAGGAGTTCCCGGCTCATACATTGATGCGTACTCACCATCAACGTATTTGGCTTTCCAAGTTCAAGCCTCAGAACGTATGCGTATCACTTCCGCTGGCAATGTTGGTCTGGGCGTACAAGCGCCAACACAAACGATTCACGCTTACACGGCTGTGACAGGCGGCTCCCCCGCCGCTTCAGGATCGGGAAATGATCCGAACGCTACTGCTCGTTTCCAAATGTCGAGCGTTGCGCTAGATGTTGGCACGACTGCTGCTGGTGGGGCATGGCTTCAATCCAGACAGTTCAATAACTACGCCACCAATTTCCCTCTGCTTCTAAATCCGAATGGCGGCAATGTCGGTGTAGGTACAACGACACCGGGTTACAAATTGGATGTTAACGGTACAGTTAATGCGTCAGCCGTGTTTGTTAATGGCGCTCCTGTTAGTGCCGGTGGTGGCGCTGGTTTGCAGGATGTTTTCTTTTTAATGGGCGCTTGACAATTACTAACTGAAAGGCTCAAAATGGCAACGGCATACAAATATTCACAGGTACAAGGAACAGCAAGCACTGGCACTTACGCCACGTTGTACACCACCCCTGTAGCAACTCAAGCAGTGATCTCTTCACTCGTTATGACCAACCAGTCTTCGTCTGCGGTTACGGTACGGATTGGTATGGACACTACGGCTGGTACACCGGGTGCTAGTGAGTTCCTTGTGTATGACGCTGCTATCGCTGGTAACGATACGGTTGCACTTACACTGGGTATTACTATGCCTGCAAGCAATTTTATTCGTGTGGCCTCGTCAGCAAGTACTTGTAACTTTACTGCGTTCCTATCAGAGATTTCGTAACTATGGCAATAAACAGTTTCAAGAGGGCAGGTTTAGCAAACACTAATACTGCTCAAATAATAAACGCAAACTTTTCTGACACTGCTACTGGAACTTATACCGATACTTACAATTACAAGTATTTGACTTTTAATGCTTCTGGTACTTTAACGGTAACAACTGCCGGTAACGCGGATCTACTCGTAATAGCGGGAGGTGGGGGTGGAAACAGCAACGGTAACTTTACTTCCGGTAGTGGTGGTGGAGGTGGATACGTTGAACAAACAATTTATTTGACCGTGGGAACTTGGACGGTAACCGTTGGTGGTGGAGGTTCTTCCGGTTCTGCTGGTACTGATTCTTTATTTGTTGCTGGTACGACTGGGCTTCGTCCGGGTATAGTGGCACGAGGTGGTGGACAAGGTGGAACAGGCGACAGTGGCGGTGGTGGGGGTAATGGTGGAACCGGCGCTTCAGGTGGTGGAGCGGGTTACGCGGCTGCAAGCGGAGGAACCGCACTTTATTCTGGTTCTCAAGGATTTAATGGTGGCGCTGTATCTGGATCTAATCGTGGCGCTGGTGGTGGCGCTGGTGGCGCTGCTTCCGGTGCTACTGCCGGTGTAGGTAAAGCATCTTCAATAACAGGCACAGCGGTAACTCGTGCTGCTGGTGGCCCCAGTTCTGGTGCAGGAACCGCTAATACTGGAAATGGCGCTGGTGCTGGTACAAATGCTGGTGGTTCTGGCATAGTAATCGTTCGAGTGAGGACAAACTAATGACTATTACTAAACTTTCAACTGCTCTCGGTGCAGGGTCAGCAATCCCAACAGCGGGTCGTTTCGCACAAATTAGTAGCGGTGGAACTGTTACGAGTTATACGGATTCTGGTATCACCTATGAAGTGAGGACGTTTACTTCTAGTGGTTCGCTGGTGGTGTCTTCTTCCGGTGTCGTTGATGTTTTGGTTGTTGCCGCAGGCGCAGGCGGCGGTGGTGGCGCTCGTGGTGGTGGAGGTGGTGCGGGTCAAGCCTTAGTTTTTAACAGTTTGTTTTTGACGGCTGCAACTCACACTGTAACGATTGGCGCTGGTGGAACTGGTGGAAGTTCAAACAACGTTGGACTTTCCGGGTCGGGTTCTCGTTTAGGTTCTTTAGAATCTTGCGGTGGTGGTGGTGGTGGTTCTAATTACGTGACAGCAGGCACCATCTCTGCAATGGTTACAAAGGGCAGGGATGGCGGTAACGGTGGCGGTGGCGGTGGTGATGCTTCTTCAGCCGGTGGCCTAGCGTTAGTTACTTCAGGTTTTGCTGGTGGAACTGCGGCTAACCCTCAAGGTTCCGGCGGTGGCGGTGGCGGAGCAGGCGCTGTTGGTAGCGCCGGTTCAGGAACAGCCGGTGGTGCTGGCGGCGCTGGGATTTCCTCGTCCATAACTGGTTCTTCAGTTAGTTATGCCGGTGGAGGTGGTGGCGCGGGTGTTACGACAACTGGTTCTGCTGGCGCTGGCGGGGCTGGTGGCGGTGGTGCTGGAAATATAACTAGCAGCGGAACGGCGGGGTCGGCCAATTTTGGAGGTGGTGGCGGTGGTGCTGTTGCCACTGGTGGAGCCGGTGGCTCTGGTGTTGTGATCGTCCGAACAATTACTGCCGGTTCAGCAGCGGGTGTAAATGCTACTGGTGGAACGGTTACGACTTACACGGGTGATGGTACGAATGGTGTGAACGGTCAGTTGTATCGTGTTCATTCGTTTACTTCGAGTTCTTCGCTTGTTGTGAGTGGTGCAGGGTTTGTGGACTGCCTCGTTGTTGGTGGCGGTGGTGGCGGTGGAAGCCTTCAAGGTGGGGGCGGTGGCGCTGGTGGTCATTTATATTTGACAAACGCTTACTTGGCCGCTGGCACAGCAACAGTTGTGGTGGGTGCTGGAGGCGCTGGAGCAACTGCCGATCTTAGTTTTCAACCGTCTGGTGCTAATGGCGAAACATCAAGCGTTGGTTCCTATTACGGAGTAGGCGGTGGTGGCGGGGGTGGTGGTATAGGTGGCGCTGGAAGTCGCGGCAAAGGTTTTGCCGGTGGGTCTGGTGGCGGTAGCGGTAGCCCTGTTGTAGCCACAGGAGGTTCAGGCATATCAAATCAAGGAAACACTGGTGGGACATCAAACAGCAGCGTGGGTGGCGGTGGAGGTGGAGCCGGTGCGGTTGGAAGTAATGGCGCAGCAAGCGTAGGTGGTGCTGGTGGTGCAGGTCTAGCCAATCTCATCACAGGAACTAGCGTGACTCGTGCTGGTGGTGGTGGTGGAGGTTTATCTGCTGGAACAGCGGGTGCGGGTGGAACTGGTGGCGGTGGTGCGGGAACGACAAACAACACCACAGCAACCTCGGCAACTGCAAACACTGGTGGCGGTGGCGGTGGTGGTGGCTACACATCACCCGGTGCTGGTGGTTCTGGCGGCGCAGGCGGTTCCGGCATAGTAATCGTTCGCTATCCAATCTAAAACAAATAACGAGAGGAAAACAATAATGGCACATGCAGCAAGAATTGAAGATGGAATTGTTCGGGAAGTAATCGTTGTTCCTGATGATTTGGATGCAACTGAATCGGATGCAGCGATTGAGGCGTACATTCACGGTATTGGTTTGAGCGGTACTTGGATTCGTACGAGTTACAACGCTACTAATGGTTTCCGTGGGTGCTATGCGGGGATCGGTTACGCTTATGATAGCGAAGCAGATGTGTTTGTTCCGCCCGTGGTTGAGGTAGTAGAAGCATAACCGGTCGGAACAATACCTTTTTCAGTATAGTTGTGCCCGACAAAAGTCGCATTGAAGCACTGACAAAAGTCGCATAGACGGGGCATAAACCCTGTTTATGTGCGCTATCGTATCCCTTAAATACGTTTAAGCACACAAACATTCTTATGTGACCATGTAATCTACATTTAAGGTTTACGATTTACATGGAAGAGGGGCATGAATGAGGATTGCACTTGTCACGGCTTGTTTCGGTTCGTATGATCCGATTCGGGCTTTGCCTGCTGATCATGGTTTCGATGACGCGGTACTTGTGACTAATGACCGATCTTTCGCAACAGATACGGTATCGCGTATCGGGTGGCGGGTTCATCTGGAGAGTCCTAAGGAGTCGCCAAGGTTGGCGGCTAAGCGACCGAAGATGATGCCGTGGCTTTATACGGATTGTGATGCGGCGGTGTGGTTGGATGCTTCGTTTGAGATTATTGGGGTGGGCTTTCGTAATTGGGTTGAGGATCATTTGACCCGAAATGATTTCGTGGTGTGGGCTCACCCGGAGGGGAGGATTTGTATCCGTCAGGAGGCTGATGTGTGTTGGGACTTCCCGAAGTACAAGGGCCAGCCTATCCGGGAGCAGGTAAATGCTTACGGGCTTGAAGGATTCCCGGGGTTTTGGGGGCTTTTTGCGGCGGGAACTGTCGGGTACAGGTTTACTGACGAGGCTAAGCGTTTCGGGGCTCTGTGGCACGCTGAGAACGTTAAATGGAGTGTTCAGGATCAAATCTCCTTGCCGTATCTTTTGTGGCGTGAGGGTAAGCCTTTCGGTTTGTGGGCTGGCAATGAGTACGCGAATCCGTATGTTCGAGTCCGGTGGGATCAGCGGCCTAATAATGCGTTGTGAATGTGTTCGTGTAGCCTGATTTTTGGTTCCCATTCGGGCAGTCGTTCTAAAGGGTAGACAAGTTCGGCGTCAGGGTATCCGACGAACTCAGGGACTTTTAAGCCGTATCTGGCGGCTATATCTAATGGGCTGGATGATTTACCCCACCCCGCCATGTAGACACCTCTGGGACTGTCTAATGCAACCAAACAGGCGGCTGCCACATCTTTCACATGAATGAAGTCTCGTGGTTCTTTCGATAGCCCGATTAAGGGTTCCCCTGTTTTAATGGACTGAATTATTTGGGGGATGATTCCTCTACCCACCCGTGCTCCGTCACCATAAATTGAGTAGGGAATGATGTGGACTGCGCTGAACATTCTTGTCTGCCGCTCTTTTAATTTTGTGTAAAGCACTTCACGACAGTTGCCTTCGGAGATTTGCCACCATGAACCGACAATAACAATTCTCTGTAATTTTGATTCTGTCAGATATTTCTGGATTTCTTGGTTAAATTCTTCGAATTGAATTACTGTACTATCGTCACGATAATTGGGTGCTGCCGCATGAATGAGTCCGGTTAATTCAATATCTGGCATTGTTCGCCCAATCGGGTAGGCATCCGGGATGAGATCCATTAAGGCTTGCCCTAGATGTCCTGATGCACCCGTTACCCCGATCATTGCAGGGACTCAATAAAGCGATAAGACTCTTCATGACAATCATGGAGGGTTGCTGGATCTGTTTCTCGGAGCAGACGGGTGAGGCTTTTTCTTTCGTCTTGCAGGTCGTCTAGGTGGCAAAGTATTTCAGGTGTGTAGGCCATAAGTTCAGGGTGTGCAGCGACCGTGGCGTAGTTGATTAACACGTTAGGTCCGACCCCTGATTCAAAGGCTTGCGGGGATAAGTGACGCATAAGCGACCATGATTCAACAAGGGCATCTCGGCGTATGAGTGCCGTCACGGGGCTGACGGAGAGGATTCCTTGACGCACGGCTTGCGGTATTGGAATGTCAGGTGTCCACGAGTTGTAAACAGGTTGGCCTGTCCATGCAAAGGTTGACCCGCATTGTGACACCAAAGTGGTATCGCTTGCGATACTCAGGAGTCGTTCGCAACATTCGGGTTCAAGCCAATCATCATCAAAAACATATTTGATCCAATCCCCTTTGGATGCCATGAAACCAAGCATCCAGTTCCATGTGATGTTGACTTTTTTATCCGACCTAAGATAAGTGATGCGCTCGTCCGTTAATGAAAGAACATATTCCATTGTTCCATCATTCGAGTTATTATCGGACACGATTATTTCAACGGGCACGGTCTGTTGAAGGCATGAATGTAAGGCTCTTTTAAATGCTTCACCCCTGTTATGAGTGGGGATTATGCAAGAGATCATTTCATGCTCTTTACGATTTCGGCCCAATGTTGCTCATCTACGCCGTTGCTGATGTTGTGATCTGCGAGGTTGTAATAATAGTCGCTGCGTCCGGTGGGTATAAAACGTGCTTTTTGTTTTGCACACCCAATCCAGAAAACCCAATCCTCAAAGATCATATCCTCAAACTTATTGTTTTCCCACAATGTTTTTCTAAATGGGGAGCCAGAAAAGATCAAATTGTGTTCCGACTCAAGAATCGTCTCGTGAGTAAAGGATGTTGGTAGCAGGCTTTGTGTTTGTCCGTCCCTGTCCAGCGTTATACCGAACATAATTACATCTGCCTCAGTTGACAAATCGTTGAAGGCGTGAGGGTAGATGCGGTCGTCGGCATCCATTTTGCAGATCCATTCCGTTTTACATTCAGCAATTGCTTCATTAACGAGAACTTGAGGGTGATGCTTCCAAGTCGTGTCGGATTGAATGACCGTTCCCTCTATGTTGAGTTTGCTTGTCGCTTCGGCTATGTGATCATCGAGACGGTCTGTAACAATGCAATAAAAGTCGGGTGCGGTTTCGAGTTGGGATACCGATTGCGCCCAATTGGGTAAAAAGGCGCGATAAGTGTCCCCGTGAGCCACTGTCACGATTCCGACGTTCATAAGGGTAGTATTTCACGGAAGCCAACTTTTTAGGGGATCTGCGTGCCAAGTGCCGGTTTTATTTCCACGGATTTTGCTACCACTGTGGATCCACCTGTCCCAAATGGGTGTACTTGGTATCGAATGGTGCTGCCTTCCCGTCAATTGAGTGCTTTGGGGTGGGATATCGCAGTTGGTTTGCCTCGCGTCCATCCCGAGAAGGGTTTTGGTGTTGCTCATGAGGATGGAGCCTTTTTTGGTTGGGATGTTAATGTTTTTAAGTTACTGATGCACGAGTCAACATCCGAGATTTTTAAAATCATGCAGCAAAATGGAGATAAAATTATTGTTGACGTGGATGATTTTCATTTTGGTATTCATGAAGAAAATATTGCTGCAAGCAAAACGCACCCTAATTTGAACACGGAAAACAACCGCATGTTTTTTGAAATGGGTATCAGGCAAGCCAACACTGTCACGGTGTCCACCCAATTTTTGGCTAATTTTTATGAGAGACGTTGTCGAGATGTCCGTATCGTGCGTAACGCTGTTGATGTCGAGCGCTTCACAATACAACCTCAACCTGAAACCCCTATTTTTGGTTGGGTAGGCGGGACCATGTGGCGCTCAGGTGACATAGAATTATTGTCACAGTGGCTTCCTAGTTTCGTGGAAGATTTTGATGTGCAAGTTCACCACTCAGGTCACATACCAAATGATTCTCGACATTTTGCTGTCCGCGCTGGGTTAAAAAAAGTAACCACTGTGCTTATGAGTCCCGTTCCTGACTACCCCAAATTATTGAATCATTTTCATGTCGGGCTTGTGCCTTTGACAAGAAATCTTTTTAATGAGGCTAAAAGTAATCTTAAAGGGCTTGAATATGCTGCAGCAGGGATTCCCTTTATTGCTACTCCCACGGAGGAATACAGGCTTCTTCATGAGGCAGGGGTTGGAAGGTTGGCTACTTCTCCTGACGAATGGCGGGATCATGCCATTGCTTTATTGGATCCTGCGATACGACAATTTGAGGCTAAAAAAAATTGGGAGATTGTTAATGCTGAATTTAATATGGCTACGAAAGGAAACGAATGGGCTTCCGCACTACTTGGTTAGAGCATGAGGGTTTCTTGTCTGTTCACACTGAAGATTTTCTTCATGCCATTGATCGTATAATTCCAGAAAAACCGATTGATATTTTACTTCTTGGGGTTGGCAACGGTGGAGACATAGAGGTTTGGAAAAAAACATTGCCTGAAGGTTCTAGCGTTACGGCTGTAGACGATAAGGCTTTAACTTCTGACCTTAATCTTCAAGTTATTGTTGCTGATTTAAACAATAAAAGCCTGATGCGAAGTTTTCTTTTTGGATCTTGGTTTCATGTGATCATTGATGCTACTGGAACTTTCATGCCTCATGTTTGGCCGTTTCTCCGAGCGGGGGGAGTTTTCGTCGTAGAGAACTATCAACACGATATTTTAACGAAACTAGTTCGCGACCTTGCAGAAGATAATGACTCTGTTTTACCCACGGAAGAAATAATGTTTATGTCTGTCTTTCCTAATGTCGTTAGTCTTGAGAAAAGAAATCCTAGAGTTGTTCCTTACCTCGCAATTATTACAGGTAAGAATGATCCCGTTGTTAAAGAAAAAATTTATCAGGAACAAGGAGCAAAAAGAGTGGTTGTCCAATCATAAACTACCCTTTAGTCATCTGGAGGTGGCAAAATAGGGGTACTTGACTTGCAATTATGGCAACTCAAGGGGCTTTGCTTCCCATCCCTACTTCGAAAGTAAATTATGCCGATTCAAGACATCTTGGCTTTTGCCGTTGGAGGCATCGCCATCCTTACTTTTATGGGTCTTGTTCATAAAATGTTTTTAAACAAAATTTTTGTAGAGTTCAGAGAAGCGCTTTTATGGTTCCGTAAGTTTCAAAGGGATTGGGACGGCGAGGATGCAAGCCCCGGGAGAGACTCCGTACCGGGGGTTATGGAGCGCCTCAACAGGATTGATGGGGAGTTAAAGCGCAACGGTGGCTCGACCTTGAAGGATAAAGTTTTTGAGACATGGGAAAAAGTTGAGAATCTTGATGAACGGGTTGATTCAATAGAGGCAACGCAATTGGCGATACAAAAGTCTATTCAAAAGGATAAATAGGGGTTAGACTCCAACAATGGATAAAAAACCGTTAGTAAAAAAGACTGTCGCTGCAGACCCCGTTCCAACGGTTCGACGCTCAATTTTGTCGCTGGAATTGAAGCATCCTTTGGCTCAAGGAGATATTGGTGGTCAGGTGCATAAAGCACAGGATGCACTTTCAAAACTTGGCTTCGATGATTTTAAAGTCAATGGACGTTTCGGCTCAGTAATGAGTAAGGCAGTTCGTCGTTTTCAGGAATCACGAGGTTTAAGAATCACGGGAGAAATTGATTCCCGGACGTGGGAGTCTTTGTTTCAACCCGATTCAAAAACAAAAATAAAGGAGTAATTATGCCCGCAATTCCTGCTGTTTGGAGAAAATGGCTTTACGTCGTTGGTATTGCTTTTGTTCCCGTTACTCAGGCTTTTGGTTGGATTGATGACAATAAAGCCATTGCTATAACCGGCCTTGTCTATGCCGTATTTATGGGGGGATTGGCTGCCGCTAATGTGCAGACGGTTCCCGTTGATCAGTTTCAGGAGGCCGCAGAGTGAAGGTTTCACCACAGCGTCTTGAAAATCATTTGAAGAAATGGAAAATTGATTACAATTTGGTGAAGGGCTGGGATTCCCCGAGCATTGATCCTTACAAGGGAAACAGTGTTTTTTCTGGGGTTTTGTTGCATCATACTGCCGGGACCAACAGCGAGCATTACATTTGTTTCACGAATCCTTATGCTCCCGTTCGGGCGGCACACTTCCTCGTGAATCGTGATGGTTCTGTTTCAGTGTGTTCGGGTTCTGGTGCTTATCATGCTGGGCTCGGTGGTCCTTGGACTTTTACTAAAACGGTGACCGTGCCGAAGGATCAAGGGAACTCGCGTCTTTACGGTATTGAGATTGAATCTTTGGGCACCAGTGCCACGATCAGTGGAACGCAAAAGGGAATGACTTTAGAGCAAGTTATATCTACCGCTACCTTGTCGGTGGCCTTGCTTGATGCAATGGTCAAAGGTCCGTTGATGTTGGGCGTCGAGCGGGTAATTCGTCACCGCGATTGGACCACGAGGAAGCCCGACGTTAAACAAGATTTGGACTGGTGGCGACAGGTCATAAATTTGGCTCGCAAGGCCAAGGGTGATCCGGCTTTAACTCGGACGTTGATCACGGAATATGTAAATCGATACCCCAAGGGAAAAATTTAATCTCAAGAGACGAAATCCCCCTCACGGGGGTTTTTGTTTTTGGGGGCGGAGGAGCGCCGTAAGACCCCAAACAACGCTCCTCCGCGTGGCATCGGAGACTCTAGGGGAGAGGATGAGTCATCGACGATGTTACAGATATTGTGTCATAACTTGGACCCCCTCAACACAGGACTAAAGGGGGGTGTATGATTCATACAACCCCAAGCAAGGAGAGGCGCAATGAGCGAAAATATTAATGACTACGATGATGACGGTGAAACAGTAGTAAGAGACATGCTGCGTTTCACAGTTAAAGATGACGCGGAAGCGTCATGGGCCATGAGAAAACTCCTCAACATAAAATCGAAAATGTTGGAAAACGAGGAGATGGCAAAAGCCGAGCGAGCAAGAATTGACAATTGGTTGGTTCGAGTTAACGGCAGATTTGAAACAGAGGTTTCATATTTCGAGGCCATACTCACGCAATATGCTCGGACGCAAAGACAAAATGAAGGTCGTAAAACCATTGATACTCCTTACGGAACTGTCAAGTCGCGAGCAACACACTCAAAATTCAAGGTAGAGAACGTAGAAGAATTTCTACAGTGGGCTAGTATCAACGCCCCAGAACTGGTCAACATCAAAACAAGCCCGAACCTTGCGGCTTTGAAAGATTTTGCCAGCATAGAAGAAACACAAACCCTCGGATCAGTAGCCATGACAATTGATGGGGAAATTATTCCCGGTGTCATTGTGGATCCGGCTGACATCAATTTCACTGTGGAGGTGGCATCATGAGTTTGACTCAAGAACAAGTAAAAGAATTACTCAAGCCAATTGACCCTGCCCGGGTAAGTAAGGACGGGAAAGGCTTTTCGCACGTTGAAGCGTGGGATATCCGCCGGACCATGAATCAGATTTTTGGGTTCGGTAACTGGTCGTCTGATGTTCATCGCATGGAACTCGTTGCTGAGCGCGAGGTTCAAAGCAAAGATGGAAAGACACGATGGAACGTGATTTATCGTGCTCAATGCTCTTTGCGTATTGGCGAGATATTTGGCGACACTTCCTCGTATACGGAGTGGGCGGCTGGAGATGCCACCAACCCAACTCTTGCCGATGCTCATGATCAGGCAATTAAGACAGCCGAATCACAGGCGTTCAAGCGTTGCGCTGTGAACCTTGGCGATCAATTTGGTTTATCTCTGTACAAGAACGGATCGACTGTTGCATCGGTTGGCGAGATTGTTGGTCAGGAACATGAGCATGCTGCCAATGTAGCCACTTGGGTTACGGATTTGCTGAACGCTGAAACCGAAGAGGCTTTGGCTGAGGTGGTGTCCCAGATCCGTGGTGCAGATATTTCCTCGCGTGATCGCGCAATCTTGACGCAAGGATACAAGAGGGCTCAAGCACGAGTTAATCCTTCATGAGCGTGAGAGTGATGTCTCAAGTCTGGGATATCGATTTGCCTACGAGCGAGAAAATGGTTCTTCTCGTCATTGCTGATCACGCTGATGATGAGGGCACAAATTCGTGGCCGAGCATGGCAACCATCGCTCGTAAGGCAAGTATCTCTTCGCGTCAGGCTCAACGATTGATTAAGTCGCTGTCTGATGCCGGTCTGTTATCTGTCGAGGATCAGGCGGGAGGTCATCGTGAAATGCGTGATGATCGTCGTCCCAATCGTTACACAGTCACTTTGAGCGGGGCGACACGGACGACATCCCGTAAGGTAGAACGGGGTGACAAGGAACCCGCACGGGGTGTCACCCATGACGTCGACGGGGTGTCACCCATGTCACCCAAACCATCCTTAGAACCATCCTTAATAGAACCACCCATTAATATTGATCATCGGCGGGCTCTCGGTGCCTATTTTGAAATCTTCTGGCAGACCTACCCGCGCAAGGTTGGGAAGGCTGCAGCCGAGAAGGCATTCAAAAAGATTATTCAAACCGTGGACCCGTCTGTCATTCTTGATGGCGCTTTGCGTTATGCGATGGATCCAAATCGAGATGACGAATTCACGGCTCATCCGACAACTTGGTTGAACGCTGGCCGCTGGGAAGATGAACCAATGCCAATGCGGGGGCGTCAATCGGGCACTAGAGCCTATTTGGAGGCTTCTAAGGCTCTTTCATCACCGTTCGGGTATCTGGAACTGGAGTCACCCAATGAACCCTTCTGAGGCCGCTGAATTGCTCGCTGTTGCTTCTGCGTTAGATCCACGACTACGACCCCCATCGGTGGAAGATGCACGCGCCCGGGCCACGTTGTGGTCACAAACGCTCGACACGGACATGCCAGTGTCAGTAGCCGGAAAACTGGTCACTTGGCACTACAAGGAATCTACTGATGGGGTGATGCCTGCTCACATCAATAGACTCTGGAGGCAACACAGACGAAATGAGTCTGAGGCAAACAGGGCAGCCATCGAACAAAAACAGGCCAGTGACGTTGCGGCCCTGAGCGTGCCGATGCCTCCCGAAGTGAAAGAGAAACTAATGAAGACACTTAAAACGACCAGAACACCATGAGCACAGCAGCGCGAGAACGGATCATCGAAAGAGCAAACGGTGCCTGCGAACTGTGCTACGGACCGCTAACAATCATGAGTTTGCATCACAGGCGACCACGAGGAATGGGAGGAACAAAATCACCGTGGATCCATGACCCCGAAAATCTGTTGGCCTTGTGCGGAACAGGGACCAGTGGCTGTCACGGGAAAGTAGAATCATTCCGGGACATGGCTTACCGTTACGGCTGGCTTGTACGTTACGGAACTATCCCTCACGGCATCATTTTTGCGGATCTTCACGGAAAATGGTGGCTGCTGCATGAAGAACAAAAAATGGAAGTAATTTTACCGTTCGAATATCTTAACCCAAGTTCAATCAATCCACACCCGAGTGTAGGATTAACTACCACCCCACGAGAGGAAAACAATGAGCACGCCTACTGAAATGTTGAAAGCCCCTGAATATCCTGAACTGGTCGACATTAAAACGTTAACAGACATGATCAGGAATCATCAACGAGCCATCGAAGAAATATCACAGACACGAAAAGTAAACATCTTGTCGCTGCGGCGCAAAAGAATTACTTACAGGGAAATCGCTGCAGCAATGGGAGTGACCGAACAATCCGTGTACAAGATTCTTCGCGACACAATCAAGGCACAAAAATCGTTGTGAAACTTGAACTGACGGTGATGGGCGACCCAAAACCACAAGGATCTAAAAGAGGTTTCGTCACAAAAACGGGGAAAGTTGCTTTAGTTGAAATGGCAGGCAATCCCCTGAAATTGTGGCGTGAATCGATAGCATTGATAGCACAAGCCGAAGCGAAGAAACAAAACTGGGAAGTGACAGATCAACCTGTTTCGATGGAAATAATCTTTTACATGAAGAAACCACAAAAACCTAAATTTTCGCTCCCGGCGGTACGCCCCGACATAGACAAACTGTTACGGGCACTACTCGACGGACTAACGCAAGCCAAAACCGTGTATTTGGATGACTCACAAGTATGTATCTTGCAGGCCAGCAAAATGTATGGCGAGCCCCGCGTGGAGATAAAACTATGGACGACCCTTTAATACCCTGCCAACGATGTGGACTAGATGGGGGGAAAGCATTCAACGGTTGGGCTTTAATTTGCCAACCCTGCCAAGACAAAGACCTCAATGAACTATTTGATGACAGGGGGGAATCGTGAACGCAATATTGGAAACAGCCCTAGACAGGGACAGGGAAGAACTCACCATCATGCGGATCACACACAGGACAGGGTCACAAGCCCACAGGCTCCCATCGTTTAGTGTCGCTGACTACATGATCACAGGTGAAAACACAGTCAAATCTTTCGTGGAACTCAAAATCAGGAAAGAAACAGAAGAACAAGTGCGCTCCTACGGTGGCATCATGTTCAAACACAAAAAACTCCAAGCACTCCAACAACTCAGCGCACTCACAAACACACCCGTCATCATCGTGTTTGCTTTCGAAAACGGAACAGGAACTATTCGAGGTGCAGCCGCGTCTAAGATCCCGAACTACACACCCGAAACACCACCACGTCGACGCAACTATCGTGGACTCCCAACAGATGAAGAGCCAGTAATTTACCTTGACTGGGAAAAAGATTTGCCTTACAGATGGTAGAATAAACCGATGTCAAATTATTGGACCAAACGATCTTTTGCGGAACTTTCAACCGAACCGATAGATCTTTCAAGGCGCGGCTTGGTTTATCAAGCATCGGTGGACAGGACTCTTGGGAACGGGGCTAGTGCTTCCGCTCAAATGCAGACGGGTTCAGTAAGTACAGTTGTATATCTTCGTGAGGGAACGGCAACACTTGATTCTATCGCGTTTAAGTTATTTGAGGTTTCTGCAACGAGTGGCGTTTCAGGTTCAGCGCATGGTCAAAACTTGAATCGTCTGGTAACGAATAGTGCTTCAATTAGTCAGGCAGTTTTTTCGGCTTCTGTGACTGGAGCAAGTGTTACTAATTTATTGGCTTATGACATTATTCCCGGCGGGAACAAATCTGGTGGGACTTCTATTTGTAATAAAGTTCGGACGTTACAACCGGATACTAAATATCTTTTTGAGTTTAAGAATCTGGGGAACGCAACTACTTTGGTTCACGCGACCCTAATCTTCTCTGAAGGAGAACCAGACACTTACAACATCATCACGCAAGTGGAAAACTAGACCCCCGTAAGGTAAACTAATCGCATGATCCCAAACCATGCACAAGCACTAGAACGCCTAGCCGAACTCTCACGAATGCTCGACAAAGCAACAGAAGAAGTCGCCTTCATTGACGAGCAAGCCGTACACGCTAAACAATCCTACGAAGTTGCCTACGCCAGAGCCTTCCTCGACTCCATCGGAAGCATGGACCTACGCAAACAAATAGCCATATACGAAACACAAACCGAAAACCTCACAGCAGAACTCGCTGCAGCACAACTCAGGGCCATCAAAGAAAGAATCCGCACACTAGGCACACAAATCGAGGTAGGCAGATCACTCGCCTCAGCACACAAAAACCAGTACCTAGCCGAAACAGCCGGACAATACACTTAAGATAACCCCATGACGACTAAACCCCCCGCTCGTAAACAAGGACGCAACACGCTCCTCACAGACCTACGAAAAGAAACCATTTGCACCATGCTCCAAGCCGGATCCTACGTCGACGACGCCTGCAGGGCAGTAGGAATACACAGATCCACTTTCTACAACTGGATGCAAAGAGGAAACATTCAAAGGGAACGCCAAGGCGCAGGTCTGCCAGTAGAAGAGAACGAAGCCCAATATCTCGACTTTCTCGACACAATAGAAGTTGCTGACGCTGAAGGAATCATCAGTCACCTCATGAATATTGATAATGCTGCCAAGAATGGTGCATGGCAAGCGTCAGCATGGATCCTCGAAAGGAAACAACCTAAAAAGTGGGGACGCTACGACAGAACCGAGATCAGTGGACCTGACGGTGGAGCCATCCAAATCAATGTGACCACGGAAGAACTGGAACGCAAAATCAGTCACATCCTGAAGACCCGTGAAATCGAAGCATGAGACTCGTAGACCAAATACTTGAAGCGTCAAGGGAAGAACGCTACAACATTTACTCGAAACTCAACCCTGACGAAAAAGCATCCCTCAACATGCTTTTGGAGGCGGAACAAAATAATCCGTGGGCACGCTACGAAACCGATCCTGTCGGATTTATTAACGACGGGTTAGGGGAGACTCTTTGGTCGAAGCAAATCGAGATTGCTCACTCGGTGGTCAACAATCAGCGTACCGCTGTAGCAGCGTGCCACGCACCCGGAAAGTCTCACCTGTCAGCCCGTATCGTTTCATGGTGGATCGCCTCCCACGCCCCGGGTACAGCCCTAGCAATCACCATCGCCCCGACACACAGGCAGGTCCGCAACATTATTTGGCCCCACATCCGCAGATGCCATTTCATGGCTAGGTTGCCCGGGGAAGTCCTCACACAAACATGGAAGATCGGCGGGGACGTTGTCGCCTACGGTTTCAGCCCGTCACCTTACGATGAAGCGGCCACACAGGGCATCCACGCACCAAACCTGTTGATCGTGGTGGATGAGGCCGGTGGTATCGGTGAAGTGGTAGGTCAAGCCCTAGAAGCCCTCATGACGGGTGGCAACACCCGGTTGTTACTGCTCGGTAACCCACCGACAGATCACGAGGATTCATGGTTTGAAAGATGCTACGAGTCACCGTTGTACAACACGATCACCATCGGGGCTTATGACACACCAAACTTCACAGGTGAAACAGTCGGTATCTGCAAAACGTGTCCACCACAAGTGGGTCAACACTTGATCACAAAGCACCTTGTTGACGATAGGTGGGTCCAAGACGTCATCACCGAGTTTGGTGCAGATTCACCTTTCGTCGAGGCCCGGGTGTACGCACGATTTCCACGCTCAACAGCCAACAAAGTCATCCCGTTCAGTTGGTGCGAGAAAGCATCAAACAACGAGGAACCAATCATGGGCAACCATATTCGCCTCGGAATCGATATCGCTGCAGATGGCGGCGACGAATTCGTGATAGCAAAAGCCGACGGATACAAAGTAAACATCGTTCACCGCTCCAGTGGTAAAGCCAACGAGAATGCTGTCGATGTCGCTAACGTGTGTTTGCATCACATCAGGGAGGCTGAGGAAACTCACATGGCCCGCGAGTTGACGGAACCTCCACGCATCAAAATCGACACAATTGGTGTCGGTTGGGGTGTCGTGTCGATTCTACAAAAATGGGGTCAGGAAGGAAAACACAGATCCCAAATCGTTCCCGTCAATGTGGCCGAGCGTGCAAAAGATCCCGAGAAGTTCCGCAACATTAGATCCGAATTGTGGTGGAACGGCAGAGGACTTTTGCAGCCCGATCAAGATGGACGCCAAAATCTTGCTCTGGACACTGAACGCAAAGTCATGTCGCAGTTAGCCGGACCAACTTTCAAAGCAGATTCTGCCGGACGCATCCAAATCGAAACCAAAGTCGAAATGAAACGCAGGGGAGTGTCCAGCCCGGATCAGGCTGAAGCCGTACTTCTAGCAATTTATGAGCCACCGGGCAAAAACATTCCCAACGTGTCACCGATTGGATTCAGTCAATCAAACGAATTTAGTAGCATCAATTTCGGTAATAGCCTCGTTTTTTAGGTAGGATCATTTCATGCTACTTACACAAAACAGGGAGATGCGAGCCGATGGGGTATGGAACTTCACACTTCCTGCGTGGGTAGTCGAATTGCCGGATGGCTCACACATGAACGTATGCCCTAATGCTGGGGCTTGCGCTAAATTCTGTTACGCACGAAACGGCACATATTTGTTTCCAAAAGTAAAAGGGAAACACCTCAACAATTTGCTTCTCGTGCGAGATGACCCTGACTGGACAAAAGTCATGGCAACGGAATTGATGCTAAAAAAGTTGCAACCAAAAAATCTTTCTCGCATCATCCCCGGCCTAAATTCTGTTGATCATTTGAATTCTTGGATCCAGCAATGGATCACCTATGGGGGGCAAGCCGTCAGGATCCACGACTCAGGTGACTTTTTCAACCGCGACTATCTGTACGGTTGGATTCGTTTAGCGTTCAAATTCCAAGACATTTTGTTTTACGCTTACACAAAAGAAGTCAAAATGTTGGAGGAAGTGAAACCTGATCTTCCCCCAAATTTTCAAATCGTTTATTCGATGGGTGGAAAGCAAGACATCCTTGTGAACAAAGAAACGATGCGTCACGCCGACGTATTCCCGGACCTTGAATCAATCGAGGCAGCCGGATACATGAGTCAACACGAATCAGACCTGTTAAGCGTCTTACTTCCCACAACACGAGTAGGGATCCCACAAAACAATATTCCGCATTTCAAGAAACGCTTAGATGGGCGAACATTTTCACAGGCACAGAAGGACCGTAAAAAGTCGACGTCATCGCCCTAAGGCGACAGCCATCCTTGACCAAGCCAATGGTGTAGCCCCATCAGGTTGATAGCCTCCCGCACCACCAAACAAAATCGGTGTCGTGGGGAACTTGTCACGAACAGCCTCCATAGCGGACTCCATGCCATCGACCGTGTAATTGATGCTGGACAGTG